TAGAAGACGAGAAGCTCCCCCAGACCACGAAACCAAGGCCAAGGATGTGGTTTATGAACCTCCGAAAGAAGTGGCAAAAGAAATAGCCGATGCTTTTAAAGAGGGTATGGAATCAACTGAGAAGCGCATAGGGGAAGAAACGTCTGAGAAAATCGAAGAAGTAAAATCGACTACGGCGAACATTGGGCTACCTTATAGTAAACAGGCGCTTCCGGGGGCGAAGACCGTTACAACCTCTATGGGCCCTGTTCCTGTTCAACTTTTTGGACGAAAAGACGTTGATTTGCGTGATTATATAGAAAAGCAAATCACTGTAGACGAAGAAGGCCGCCTTCTCGGGGCAAGTTTTCAAAAGCGTCGTCCAAGGCAGTACGTTGATTATGGAGAATATGGGGACCTCTTGGGCTGGAAAGAAGTCTTTAGTGAAAAAACACGAGAAGAGGCCGAAGCCGATCTTGAAAGTCGGTTCACAAAGAGAAGGACTAAAGAGAGCGGCGATCTGTATTCTCAGGATAAAAAAGAAATTCAAAATATATTAGATCAGGTTTTTGGCTCAAAAACTTCTAAGAACCCTTTATTTGATGAGGTAGCAGGAATTCATTCTGACACTACCGAAATAAAAGAAACCCTAGATGAAGTTGCAAAAGATTTGGAAACGAGGGCTTCGCGGCCAGGTGGTTCTGGTGGGGCGACCGGATATGGGAGCGGTTCCTATCGTTTTGACTCCTCGTTTGGGGGGGTTTTTGGTTCGGGCAGAGACAAAAAGCCAGACAAAGACAAGAAAGGCGAAGAAGAAGATCTGAAGCGGTATAAGGCAAATTTGAATCAAGTCACCACTTTAATGAAAGAAGTAGAGGTTATCCAAAAAAGGCTTAACACCACTCCTTCTTTGTTAAAAGGCGGTAGAGAGGCAGGAGAAGAGATTCTCGTAGAGCACGAGGGGACAATCGCCAGACTCAATGAAGAAAATAGCCTTATGATCATTCAGGGGCGGCTTTCTAAAGAGCAGGTTGTCCAACTTGAGGCTGAGGCCCAGGCTCGACGTAAAATTAACAGTCTTAAGGTTCAGGGCATGAAAGGCGGTGCTCAAAGTATTTTCGATGTTATTCGAGGGAATGTAAAAAACACAATTACTCGAATGTTTGATTATACTGGAGTTTACAGAGTGTTGAATCAAATTACGGCTTCGTTCCAAAAAGTAATAACGTTAACCAAAGAATTGGATACGGCCACTTTTAATCTGAGGGTTGTCAGCGGGGCTAATGCAGAAGAAGCTCGTGGGTTAATTGATGATTATAACAAGTTGGCCAAACAATTAGGGGCAACGACGGTTGAAATAGCAAATGCGGCGAATGAGTGGCTTAACTAAAAGTCTAGGTCACTATAAATCCCTTGAATTGCTGGGAGTTCCTAAAGTTGTATAAACCACAACATAAAGATGAAATAAGCTTAGGTGTGATGGTTAAAAATTATACAAATTGGATAATCAGCAGCCAAGCTCCGAATAGGAGAAGGTTCAAAGACTATTATGTACACCCAAGTGGGTTGGAAGCGGGGGATGGGAATAAAATGGAGCTTTTATTCACCAAAGATATAGTCTGAACTTTTATGAAAATAAAAGAAAATTTTGAAGCAAGAAAGCTTCTTAATCTTTTGAAAAGTAACGAAGTTCAAAAGTAACACAATTATAGACAAGGTTATGAGGCGGAGCAGGCTACTAAGCTTATAACCGCCTCCACATACTTAAGCAAATTAGGTATGATTCAGGCCGGAGAGGCAACACAATATTTGACCTCCATGATCAAAGGCTTCAAGCTCGAAGTCGGAGATGCCGTAGAAGTCGTTGATAAACTTACGAAATTGGATATGGTCAGTGCAACCTCTTCTGGAGGCTTAGCAAGGGCCATGCAGAATGTTGCTTCAAGCGCCCAGTTAGCAAATGTCAGCATGGACAAGACTTTGGCCTATGCAGCAACGATTATAGAAACGACACAAAGAGACGAATCCAGCGTGGGGATGGCGCTTCGAACCATTTTGGCTCGTTATGGCAATGTTAAGGCCGGGGCCTATTCTGGTATGAACTTGGCAGCCACTAGCGACGAAGATCTGGAAAATCTAAACGATGTTGAAAAAGTTTTGAAGAAAATAGGAATCACTATTCGCTCTTCCGCAACAGAATTTAAGTCTTTTGAGACGGTTCTTGAAGAAGTTGGGGACAAGTGGGAAAGGCTGGACTCTGTCAGCCGCAATGCGATTGCAACTGCTTTCGCAGGACAGAGACAAAGAGAGGCCTTCTTGGTTCTTATGAACAATATGGACCGTGTTGAGAAATTGGCTGAAATATCTGCCAACGCAACGGGGACGGCAACGGAAAAATACGCTGCTTATTATGAAACGATAGAAGAAGCTTCCAAGCGGCTGCAAACCTCTTGGGAAGATTTGAGCCACTCGTTTGAAACAAGTGGAGTTGTAAAAGCTGTTACCAGTTTTTTGACTTTTATTATTGAAAATGCACCAAGAGTGATTAAATATCTGACGGCTATTGGGACACAAATGAACGCGTGGCGTATTCCTACCTTGTTTGCCGCGGCCGGGAAGGCTACAGGATTGTCGGCTCTAAAGGGCCTGAAAGACACCGGTGGCTCGACTTTGCTTCGGCAAAGGTGGGCTAAACAAAGCGAAAAAGAAGCCCAATGGAAAAAAGAGACGTTGGCTTCGGCTGGCGAAAAAGATTGGTTTGGATTTAAAACTAAATTAAGTTCTTTGTCTAACAATCTTTCAACGCTTATTGATGCTGTCGACAGAAATACGGCAGCTATAAACAAAGAAGACTCGTCTGGTAGGAGCTCTAAAAACCTTCCTTCTAAAAAAGGGGGAAGGGGTAAAAAAGTTCAACAAGACACTCGACAAGATATTCAGCAAGACACTCAGCAAGACACGCAACAAAATACGCAACAAGACACTCCGGGTAATTTGTTAAAAGGCAGACTTGTGACAAATGCGCTCTCGGGGTTGGCATCTGGTGCAGTTGCAGGACTAGTAGGAGGGGTGCAACAAGAAGGCTCAACTGAGGCAAAAATTGCTTCGGGAGTAATTCAGGGGGCCGGCACCGCAATTGGTGGCGTGCTGTCCACATGGTTGGGGCCTTTGGGTACAATCTTGGGAGGTGCTATTGGCGAGATTGTCGGCAACAAGGTCGCAGAAGTGATCGATGGAGAGGCGAACGACAGGAAAAAGCAAGTAAAACTTGGGCAGGAACAACTAGAATCGCTTTCTTCAATAAGTCGCCCTTTGGAGGCGTTAGAGTCCAGCTCTCGCATAGAAAAGCTTTCCGCAAATGATATTTCTTCGATCAGAGATGCTGTAGATTCGATAAACAAGAAAGTGTCCTCTGATGATGACAATTATAAGAAATATCTCAAGGGGGCATTCGAGGCACTTGGAGCAGAAAGCCTTTTCGAAGATTGGGAGACAAAACTCATTACCGGGACACAAGAAGAACGTCGAGCTATTATCCGTGCACTGGATTTAGCCTATTCAGAGGCCGAAACCGAAGCCTATAAGCGCTCTATGGCCGAAAAACGATTCGCGGGCTTTTCTTCTGCCGAATTGAAGGCGTATAACAGGCGGCTTGATGAGGCGGAAGTTAAGAGGGCCTATATTCGCTCTGGCGTATCAGAGGAGTCTAAATATTCATTGGCTCAAATGGGAGTAGAAGAGGTCATTTCCAGGGTGGCTAAGCAATTAGAGGGGGTAGAACTGCAGGGAATACGTCTTTATGATAGTTTCGGCAATCTGACCAAGGAAGCGGATACATACATTCGCGTTCTAATGAAGGCTGATGACCAAATGCGAGACATCCTAGAGGGTCAAACGCTAACATTAAAAGAAGCCCTGGGGCAAAACAACACGAACTTGTTAAAACAATTTGCCACGGCCTTAGGAGTGTCTATTGACAAGTTAGGCGAATTTTCTGGCAAAATAGGCTCTTTAACTTTGGGAGATCTTTTGCTGGGAATGGGAGAGACCAGAGAAAAAATCTCTACTTATAGCGGGTTATTATCAGAATTCTTTTCCACTGGAACCATTACCCCTGAGAATCTTGAAAGTATTATTTCGAGTTTCCCAGATTTGATTAATAAAATTACAGAGCCTCAGGAGTTTTTAAGCTCCGTATTAGAAAAAATCTCCCAACTGGGTACCCAATATGTAAGTGCCGGCATTGATTCCTGGTTCTCAAGCGAAGCGGTTTACGATGAGATTAAAGGGGTTTTTGAAAGTCAAGAAGGATTTGCAGAAATTTTTAGTGAAAGTGGTTGGCTGGGCAACGTTAAAACGCTCGAAGACGCCAAGACAATTCTTTTAAGAATGCTTGATGACGATTCTGTAAAAGATAAGGCTCAACAGCTTTATAATTACATTGTCGAGGCCGGAGACGAGGCGCAGCAAGAGCTCGAATTCATTGCCAAACAATTGAGGGAAAAATCTCAAATTGAGTCCCTAATGAATACTTTCGATAAACAATTGCAAAAACAAATTGACAGTCTTCAGGAACAAAAATCTGCACTTGAGGACATCAATTCACAACGAGAGTACGAAAACAAGCTTATTGAGGCAAAGATTAAGCTTGAAAATGCTCAAAATGAGAAGAAAAAAGTTTGGAGAGAGGGCGTTGGCTGGGTTTATGAAGCAGACACATCTGCGATTGCCGAAGCGCAGCAAGAACTCGAAGAACTAGAAAACCAAAAGACGATAGAAGAACTACAGACCCAAATCAATGAACTGCAGGCGCGGCGAGAATATGCTGCAGATATACCCGATAAACTAGAACTTGAACAAGCCACTCAAAATTTTAAAGAGTGGGCAAACAAGTTGGGAATTGTCAATGACGATCAATTGACAATTATCCAAAAACTAGAAGAGGTTTACAAAGACTTAAAAACCAGAACGAACGGACTAGAAGGGGACAGTCAAGCTAAGGGGCAGTTTGGTAAAGTTACGGAAGCCCAGATTGCTGCGACAAAAGCCCTCGTGGGCGAAAGGGGAACTCTTAGCACTCCCGAACCCGAGAGTGTTCAAGGGAAGCTTGAGTCTGCTTTTAAAGCATATTCGGGGCTTGATGAAACAGACAATTCGAAAGAAGCCCAGGAAATTCGTACAAGATATGCAGATGCCCTGAATACTTATCAAGAGGCATATAAAGCATATATTGATACTGGTGGCAGCACAACGCCAAGACAAAAAGAATTAAACGAGCTTAAGGCAGAAACGGCGCCAAAATGGGACTTTACTGGCGATACCATATATGGTACTTTACAAGAGGCCCCCATAGAGGAGTGGGCGAAGGGCAAGCCTAATCGTGTTGCTCTTATCTCTCCGGAGAATAGGACGGCGAAAGATGCTGGTATTAGTAATTTTGCCGACCTTCAAACATCAAAATACGAAGGGCAGTTGTTTGTAAATACCGCATCAAAATGGTATGACCATTTGTTCTGGGTTCACAATAGAAAAATATATAAAGCGACTATGGACGAAGGACAATATGGCGCCACAGGTGGGGTAAATAACCGTTATCAGAATGATGATGATCCAGAGTTCTATGTTTTCTCCCAAGATAATACCTATGCAACCGGTACTCTTTCTGCTTCCGGTGGCCCTTCTTTGGTGAACGATGATGCGCGATACGGGCTCGAGGGCATTATCACCCCTCAGGGTACCCTTACAGCACTCCCGTCTAAGTCTGGTGTAGTTCCTGCTGATATGACTCGTAACGTATGGCAATTGGGCGAGCTCGCTCCGAATTTAATTAAGCATTTGGTCGACATTGATTCTAAAGTTTCTTCTCCTAACGGATTTGGAACTGACGAATCTTTCAATGTCGAGCATTTGGATATTCATATGGTTGCACAACCTGGATTCAATATGGACGATTTTGTCCGAGAACTTGAGGCTGCTCGCAATCAGACAAGACATTTGTAAAAACATTTACACTTAATTGCGGCCCCTTACTGGGGTCGCGATAAAAGTGTAGTTTTATTTGCTGTAAATTTGAAAATTTCTGGCGGTGGCCAGTTTATATATATAATATTAATTTTAAAAGGAGAGAAGAAACTATGGGATTTCAGCAGCTGTATACAGAACAGCAGGTAGTAAACATAGTCGAACAAATTGGTTCCAGGGATATGAACTATTGGCTCCAAGCCGTAGATAGTGTTTTTCTTGGAATCGCCCCAGAAATTGAAATACTTAAAGCCCCTATAACAGTGACTCTTACCAGCCAACACTTGGGTGAGGCAGAATCGTGGGGTGGAGTAGTCAACAATAATTATTCCTACGATCTTATAGAAGGGAAAAACTATGTTGTTAAAGCAACAGTGGGCAAATTGAACGGTGAAAGCCAAGAGGTGGAGCTTAGCGCAATTGCAACCTCAAATGAAGGAAGTGTAAAAAGCTCGCTTTTGTCTTTTGTTGTGGAGGACAGCCTGCGCTTCACTCTCGAAGATAAGGTACACTTTAAATTTGTTGAGCCATATTATACAGAGGGAGAAGACTTTAGTTTTGTATCGGCTTTTGATAGCTCGTCAAGGCCTTACACTTGGTCTTATGTAACCGTTCATAGTCTTATTCAGAAAGCGCCGAATACCAACTTGTTGAAAGAACCACTGAACAGTATGGTTAGTGCAGAGAACCCTGTTCCTATCGGTTATAAACTTGGGTTAGAAGTAGGAAAAGCCTATGACATAGAATTTTCGATAGACGGTGTTATCCGCACAGTAACAAACACTTCTGTAAATATGGCAGATTTGGGCGAGGAAATACCAGCTACTGCTCTTATGTGTTTTGTCGTACAAGACACCACAAAGAGCGAAATGGAAGCAACAAAAGGACAATTCTATGTCTATGACGGTATAAACGCTGAAATGCAAGAGGCCGAAAATTCCGTATATATCTTTATTTGTCAAGACAGTAACGGAAATGCAGTTACAGCACAAGTATTGTCAATAAAAGAAAATACCGCAATCGAAGAATTTGTAACTCCGTTAGAACTCAATTTCGATAATAGCACCACGATACAGACACCAGGAGGAGATTGGTGTAACGGTTTTATTTATAAAAAATCAGAGTTTTTGAAATCCATAAAAGATGGCGATATTGTCAGAATAACTATGGATATGTTTACGACCTTTAATGGAGAGGAGTTTAGGTTCAATGATGTCAAAATTGACGAGACAGCATTCGTAGATAATGAAGGACTTTATCTTAACTTATCGTTATACAACTATACAGACGACTTGTTCCCAACAATGTATATCACAGATAGTAATTCAAGTCCTTCTGACTACGTGTTCGTTGGCGTAGCCTTAGGCGAAGCTAATATCAATTGCAAAATAAAGAGCATGGAGATATCGCACGGCCTGCTACAATCCGATGTTACATTAACTACGACTAAAACATCACAGAATTTGAACTATAGCATAGGTCTTAAAGTAAACGAATATTATGACATAAATTTTTATGCAACAGATAGTTCTGGCGGAAGAGTAGCGTATAAAGATGGTGTATACGCAAAAACGAACACTGACGGCGGCGTCAGCCTTTCAATAGTTCGAGGCAGTACCAATGCGATAGAACTCGAATTTGTGGTTATTGATGGCGTATCGTTAAATGATAGTGGACAGGTTACTATTGACGCAAACAGCTCAGCTATCCGTGTTTCTCAATTTGGAAATTTTGTTTCTGTTACAGTTACAAGTCTTCTGTTGAGTAATAAGTAAGTGAGGTGAAATTATGGCAATAAAAGAAATCAAATATAGTGATATAGAACAAAGAGCGCAGACGATTAAAACCTATGTTGACGAAGCAGCAGAAGCGGCGAAAACACAGGCGAACGCTTACACGGACGAACAGATTAGAAACATTCCTGCGCCGCCAGCTCCCGATATTCCGACTGCGTTGCCTCAAAAGTACGAAGCGTTTAAGGTACAGCTTGTGCAAGGCAATATTAGCGAGGGCGAAGACCCGATGTGGAGCGAATATCACGAAACACTTTGGAACGGTAACATAACTCTAACAACTGGCGCAAGAGAAAACTTTTTCATAACGGATACAGTCATTGACTATCCAGAGCCGAGGAAGTACAGTCTTTTGCTTACGGTTGGTGGTGTAGAAAAAGAGCTTAAACACGTCGGCTATTCGGGTAGCTTTGAGACTTATACTTGCACAGAAAACGGTGTTGTCGTTCTTAACGCAGATGTGCAAGGAATGAACACATATAGTAGTTATTATAATAACACGACCAAGATATATGTTTATTGCCCGACTGGCAGTGCTTTAATAGGGCAAACTATGACGGCGGCTCGTTATGGTAAAAAACAATACCTTTACTCTTTAACGAACCCTGCGGCAATTCTTCAATACCCAAGCGAAACCGAAAATACACGCTTCCTGACGATGTGTAAAAGTATCGCCACGAAGAACGCAAAACTCAAACTTACGCTTACGGACAACGTTATTGAAGCGAATTATGCTAACATCTCGAACGAGTTAGTAACGACTGACTATGTAAATGGCGATAATCGTATTCGTTGGATAGGCATTGTGGCAGACAGAGTTCCGAACAAAGCATACGGTTCTTACATACACGACGATATGCCGACTTGTATAAAGGGCGTTCTCGAAGTCGAATATACCGACGAGGAAGCGACAAAAGAGTGTGTTTACGACAAAATACAAGGTGAAAGCTACACGTTCAAAATCGGCGACTTCAACCACGAAGAGAGCTCTGCGTTTGACTATTACTTCAACGGTGCGGCTTTAATTCCGTTCGACAATGCGCAAATACAAGCGAGTTTTACTTATCGTCCAGTCTCGGGCGCAGAAAAGACTATACAAGTTAAGTCGATGTATGGAGCTATGGACGGCGGCCAGGCTCAATACTTACCGTTCTTTGACATTTCCGAGCTTTTTGGACAGGCGGCGAATACCGTTACAGCAGCAATTACGTCTAACACTGCTGTCGAAAATGTCGATATGAGTGGCAGGCCAGTAACGACGATTGCTCTTCCAAGAAATATCCAGAACTTCACCGACGCAAACGATGAAATAATGGTGGGCAGCATTTTGACACTTACGCCTTCCTCCCTCCCTCAAAAGTATTACAGATTAAATACCGCATTATCAAAGGCTAGGTGGAAAACCACCGAAACATTTGACTGGATAAACGGGAAAGAGGCCGACACCATTACGGCATACGTCGCAGCTTGGAAGTTCCCTAAAGCTTCAAAAGGTGCAGAGTATTCCATAAAATTAAGTGACGGCACTACTGGTTTATACACAGTAACTGGCCAAAATCAACAATTTTCAATTTCAATAAACGTGTCAAAAACGCCTACTGACTCGCAAACGGCAATAACCGTGAGATTGGAAGTGAATGCGGACGGAAGTGCGAGAATACTATGCAGTGGCGCGAATAAGGAATATCATTACATATATACTACAATAATTGTAAATAATACAAATTTTTATGAGTTAGAAAACAGTGCAATTAAAGTAAATAGCGAGGTGCGGTACATTTTAGACGAGAATAGCTATGCAATTGCAAAAAGCGCAGGCTTACGAAAGCTCATAGATAGAACAGAAGGCAAGCTTAGATTTACCGCGGAAGCGACGCCAACAAAAAGTATAGGTAGCTATCTGCTGGTCGGCGAAACATCCGTGGAGGGACTTGCATATATTGACGATGTATTATATACCATCCCTACAAATACAAGTGAGCTGACAAACGACAGCGGTTTTGTCAAGGCTTCTGAAGAAAACACGTTTACCGCGGCGCAAACATTTGGCGACGTGAAAACGTCAGGCGTCTATGGGACGGGAAATAAGCTTTTACTTATGGAGTACGAGAACGGGGCGGCGCTTGGCGTGTCCGGAGCAGTACGGCCAAAGGTGGCGCAGGTTTCCGGCAGCAACACGACATACAAAGACGTAGCGCTTTTGGACGATATTTCGCAAATTAGCGGCACGCTTGTAGATACGTATGTCGTAAAGATACCGGGAACAATCACGACGCCATCGGGTGACACTATTCAACGCGTTTTATGTGCCGTTGGTACAGTCGTGGGCACATCCGGAGCTACAACCGTAAATTTGGACGCGTATGGTTCGTTTTATGATTATCAAAATAACGCGGCATGGGTATGCGGTGCAAGTAAACATGTATGGGCAAAATTTACCGCGAGCAATGTTATAACAATGTATCGTAACATTGAAGAAGGAAGCGACACAATGCAAGTTACGCTTATGTTTTTCGCATGGAGGAAGGTCGAATGAAAGACAACGGACTATTAACGGGCGTTATAGGCGCTATCGCCGTAAACGCCGTCACCGTTGAAACCAACACAATTTGGGCGGCCGTCAAACTCGATTAACGAATCCGTTTTTTGTTGTCACAACGAGTTGACAAAAATAAAAAATTTTATTAAGATAATCAGAAGGGGGCCTTAAGCCCCCTCGATATCTTATTTTTGGAGGGCAAAATGGGAGAATCTAAATATAAGAAAGATTGTAAATATTTTCTTTGTGAAGAGGGCGTGTACTATTGCTTAGACACAGAGACTGAAAAGGTGAGAAATTATATTTCTTTTTGCCCTTTAGAGTGTAAAAAGTGCAAAATTAAAGAACAAGTTGCTGAAAATTTCCCAGCGACTGGTAAAGGAGGATCTGATGGCAGTTTATAAGCCTACTTATTGTTATCCGTATTTGGAACCAGTAGATTTTAAGATTCCAGACGGTCCTAAATATTTCACGTGCCAAGTAGACACTTCCAACATTGGAATTAGTGGCTATAAAGCAAAACTTTTAAACGAAAATAATGAAGTGGTGTTCCCGACAGATGGGGAGGACGGAAGGATTAGCCCAATTAGTGAATTGGGTATTCCTGGTGCGCTTAATGGGGAAGAATTAAGATTCCCATTTATACAATCTTGGAACAACAAAACTACTTCTTCATATAATGCAATTTATTGTAAAATTGACTATTACATAAACTATTATCAAGAAGAAGGCCTTAAAGAAGCCACCAATAGTTATAAAATTAAAAACGGGGCAGTGGTTGAGGCCGACGGGGTTCCTCTTTTTATTGATAATTACCCAGTTTATGTTGGAGAAACCTTTGTCGCTGGCGGCGTTTTATATGAGGCCTCTGCTCAAGGTTTGCAAGAACCCACTCCTGTAGAAGGAATTTACTATGTTGTGGGCGGAGAAACTTTTCAGGGCAAAAGTTACAAATACCAAGATTCTTCTTTTGGTTCTTTTGACGAAGCTCTATGGGTTGATATCAATGAGAAACCGGTAAACATTAAAAACGACGGGAAGACTTATAAGTGGCAAGTAACGCTTTTTTCAGGAGAAAGAGGGAAAAAGGTTATAGGCGACGATAAAAAATATGTGGACTATTCTGGATTAGCGAACCCTGAATTTAACACCTTTTTGGGATCCGGTACGATTTTGGGTTCAACAGAAGACAGAATTCAAGGACCGATAAGCGACAAGATTTACGCTAAACAGTGGCTGCAGCTTTTGGATTCCAAAGGGAATCAAGTAGGGACACGCACTCGAATAGAATCATATAGCCAGTCTGTGGGGCATATTTACCCCGTTTCTGGCGATTCGAGAGGGTTTACCAATTCGATGCTCTATAGAGATGCAAATAGTCCCGAAAGTCTCGCAACCCAATTTGCAGTATATAAATATTCAAACAACGTCGACCAGATCACAAGCCAAAATAAAGTTAACCAATCCGTTAACTTTCCTCTTTTGGAAAATGGGGCTTTATATAACGCGAGCGGCGCACAACCATATGACTATATCATTAGCGGAAGTGAAAACATAGACAATTTTAACAGGGCTTGTGGGACCAATCCGCAGCTGTGTTCAACAGACAAGGACGGCAACCCTCTTTATAAGGGAGAGACGGTACTAATCTGGAATCCAAAAGGTTCAAAACAGAATCCGCTGACGGGATTGTTTACAATAGGATATACTCCATCTTCATCACAAGAGGGGGACAAGAGCATAACGGGCATCTTCCCCTTGGTCAAAGAGACGGTGGACAAATTTATCAGTACGCCAGATGGGGAGTATGGGGCTAGCGCAACCGCAAATCTAACTGTCACTGTCGGGAGCGGGGAGTGTTATATTGAAGGCAAAAAAATAGAAAACACAGAGGTCGTAATAGAAGAATCCACCGACGCCTTGGGCAGAACAATAAGAAGAACGGCACATAAAAGCGGGACACAAATTATTTTGACGACGCAGGTCACCCAGGTTTGGAATGACAACCCTGGTCCAACAGCCACTCTTGAGGCCCCGGGGAAATCAGTAACAATCACCGTCAAGAGTGGGGGGGTTGCTACTGAGCCATCCTTCACCTTTTCCATGCTCTATGATTGGCGCAAAATATCCTCATATATTGGCAAGGTGTTTTTTGTTGAAAATGGAGAATTTTCTAATACGAACATTCTTTCAAAGGCTGTTGCGGGAGGCTCTAATGATATTGTTGATGGAGGCTCTCCAACAACAATCGAGTTTGCAGCAGAAGAGCCCATTGAGATTTACCCCGAAAGCGAAAACAAGTTCTATGGGAAAATCTTTAAAAACGAAGTAACAAATCAAAAATACAACACCAAGGACGAGCTTATTTCTGCCGACGGATTGGTCTATGTCTCTCCGTTTGTTGGATTACAAGCGGGCGCTCGGCTATATGTTTCGGACGGAACCATAATTAGAGCTTTGACGGTTGATTCAGACACGTGGGCAGTTACTTATAGTGCGATGAGTCCGGCGGCGACCGAGGCCTATTCTTCGGTTAATCCATTAAAGTATGAAATTCGTACAAACTTCAGGTCTGGCGATGAAACGCCTTTTTATGCTTATGACGCTCCTCAAATTGTGCCTTGGGTCGAAAATGCGCTTAGCGTCATAGATGTGAATACTGGTTCTACCATTTTATTAGAAAAAGACAATGAGGTTTTAACCGTACCGGTCTTTTTTGAAACCGAAGTAAGGACCAGATTCGTTGTTATGAGTGGCCAATATGTTCAACCTCAAGGGGTATCCTGGACGAGTTATCAATGGTATCTTGTAGACGGTTATGGGAACATAATTCAGGATACTGGTAAAAAGTATGATGGCCGCATAAGCACAACCTTTTACGGGTTAGACGGCCCTACCCCACTAGATGTCGCGAACGGCGTCGCGGTTCCAAATACCTACTATGCAGTATTGGTTGTAGAAGATGAGTTGGGAAATTCGTTAACTTTGGCAATAAAACTTTCTGTAGAAATCAACCCACAGACACTTCCGGTGGGATTTAGCGGGGAGTTTGACTGTCGCTCACATGCTGTAGTGTTGAAAATTCAAGATTATGGATATCCAAAGTTTTCACAAACGATAGGCTCTACAAATGTCGTTAGCGTATTGGCTGCAGGCAACGGGGTTAATTATCAAATTAGCAAGACCAAGCCAAAAGAGTCGAAGGTCGCTATCACCGGAACGGGCGGAAGCTTAAAGGCGGCAGACCAAGTTATCATTCCCGAAGCAGGGGCTCAACTTAAGCACTTCTTTGCTAAAGGAACCGAGTCTACGACTGTTTCTAGAAAGTTGGCGACTAATGCAGAGGGAAATATTGAATGGCATACAAAAATAAAGCTTGATGCCAATTTCTGCGGAGAAATTCTAAACTATTCCGTAGATATTGGGGACAGCCTTGGCAATGTCGATAAATTAAACATTTTATTGGAGTTGCCGAACAACTTCAACCCTCAGCCGAATAACGATAAATTAAACGATGAGCGAAATAAAGTAAAATGTACAGTTTCGACAAAAGACTCGTCAGCTTCGGCTTCGGGGATTGCGTTATTTGATCTCCCCAGCGAAAATCAAGAAGCATACTATTTACAACCTGTTGATTGGGTTGATCCTGATAGTGGAGATTTGACTACCAATGGTAATTCCAATTTGGAATATCTGGATTTTACCCATCCTTTTGTTAAACAAGTTGATGGAGAAGCTGTCAGCTACGTAGAGCGGACGGATTATACCAATATCAACGAACCAATCAATACCAAAGCTAAACGCGACAATATTGGTGAGTGCTGTTTACAGACTGGCAGAGGTAGTTATTTTAACAAGTGGACAGATCTTAAACGAATCCAAGTTGAAACCCCTGCTGGCCCTCGAGTTGTTCAGACCGCAGAACCCGCGAAGTGGCAAGATACAGGGAAAGACGTTAATGGAAATAAAGTTCCGATGATTTGGACAGAGGGCTGGAATGACGATTATGACACCAAAATGGTTCAAGTTAAGCGTCACGCTGCCGTAGGGTCAAAAACATGGCTTATAGACTGCTATATGCGAGATATAGACGAATTGTATAATCGTGGTTTTAACTTGATTTTTAGTGATAACAAATGGGTTTTACAGGCAAGAGATCCAAACTATCAATTAAAGGATTATGTTATAATTTTGTTTAAAGAGGAGGTAAGTCAGTGAAAGAAGGTATAAACAGATATTGCGGAATATCTTACTCTGGACGAGCGAACAACTCCTCTGATTACGATACAAAACAAGAAATTTCCTATTTTTTCCAAAAAAAGTGGGATACAACTACTCAAAATAATGCGGTGCCAGCCTCTTACGAAGATTTTTTTACCAAACAAGATGGCGAAATCGCGTATTTGTTAAAAACCGAAGATTGGAATACGATGGATGCTCCAACCTATGGAATGTATAAAATTCCACAAAACGATTCGGGCAATAATTACTCGGTTTATAAAAAGGAAGTTGCCGATGGTATAACGTATTATTCTCCTGTTGCGGTGAATACCAGTGATACGACCATTGTAGATTTCAACGTCTCTGCGGGGAGGGAATACGAATATATCGCTTATGCGGCCGGAACCCCAGAAGAAGGAGGGGCAGACGATTACACGACTGCCCTTCAAAGGCTTCCTGGCAGCATTAAAGTAGACTGGGATTGTTGGAGTTTAACCGAACTCGTCCCCACAAGCGCGGGCGTGGATAGTCCAGCAATCAAGAAGGCGTATTTTGCTGATGTTCACAATGTCTGGTTATTCAAATACGATGTAGAAACGGGAGACCAGGTACAAAACATTTCTAAAACCGAGCAAAAAACACTTGGGCAGTTCCCTAGGTTTTCACACGGTAGACAAAACAATATTACCAGTTCGGTTAGCTGTTATTTGGGAAGCGAAATTATAAATCCTGGAATGTTATGTGAAAGTGAAAAAATTCCGTATTCTCAAGGGTATGTGGAGAGACTTCCTTGGAGGTCTAACCTGACCACTAATCAAAAGGTGGCCATGCTTCAAGAATGGCGTAAAATTGTAGCTTCTAAAAATCCGAAACTTATTAAGGATCGTAAGGGGCAAATGTTTATTGTTCAAATCACGAGCGGCTCAAATAAACCGGTGGACAATGTGGGATATCAGCCTGATAAAATTAATTTCAGTTGGACACAAATTGCTTCAACCGAAGGTGTCGTTATCGTTGGTAATAAAGAACTTGAGATTCCGAAAGTCTCAAAGGCTTCGTGTGGTTCTTCTTCGGATACGGTTTGTGTCGGCAACCCTCTTGTGGCCAAGACTGAAAAAGAATTAGAGGCATATGATTCATCGAAATACGATGGGATGGTTGTTAAATATTCTGGGGGCGGAGACAACTACGAAAACGGATATTACGTCGTTAAAAATCCCAAGTAATTTTTGGGTGCACCGTCGTGCCCCATTCTCCAATTAAAAAAAAGAAAATTTCCTCTCCCGTTTTTGCGGGGGAGGGGGAGGACTTATGGCAATTATTGAAAGCGGATTAGAGGCCGCTGTAATGATAAATAAAATGGAGAGCAAAGATGCTCTTGCAACAAAGGGTTCATTGTACGTTGGCACAGGTGGGACAACTACTGTTACTACGTCTACGAATGCAACGGTTTCAATTCCCGAGACCACGGCATTTAATCCGCCTGATACAACTGATGCAAACGGCGGAGTTATGATTTGGGACACTTCGGTGAATAGTGACACGGGGTGGGCGGTTGCTAAAATAAAGACCAAAAATTTGGAAAACGGACGAGTGGAACAGGCCAATAAGGCTGATCGGGCTGATACTATTTTGTTTAAGGATGAATACAAATCTTTTGCAGGAGCTTTTGTTCAAGAATGTTTGTCGAAAATTTATCCTATCGGCTCAATTTACATGAGTGCTAACAACGTAAGTCCGCAAATATTCCTTGGCGGCACGTGGGTAGCGTGGGGTAGCGGTAGAGTTCCTGTCGGTGTTGACACGAGCGATACGTCTTTTAATACCGTTGAAAAAACAGGCGGTGAAAAGACACACGTCTTGTTGCCTACCGAAATGCCAAAGCACGAACATACTGGAACACAATCAAAAGGAACTGGTGTTTACTCGCGAAAAGACCTGACGGCTATAACTCCTACGGTACAGTGGGAAAGGAAAAAGTATGTTGCAGATTTTACGGCTTCAACAATAGAAACCGTTACAGCATACGAGCAAGGTTTGGGTGAGGTTACAGATACGGTGCAGGTGGATCATGGGATAGCCTTAGGGGACAATGCGGCGCACAACAACCTGCAACCATACATCACTTGCTACATGTGGAAGAGAGTTTCATAAGTGTAAGCTCAAATTTAATAATTTAGAAAACTAAAAAAATAGGAGGCGCAAAATGGCTCGAATAATCAAAACTATTGGTTTGGCAAGCGGGGATATCTTGTCGTTAAGCGTTATGAATGGCGATACTTATTTGGATTCAAATGTTAGCATCGCGGAACTAAACGCTCTGATCAACTCCCCTGTTTTGCGCCCTCGCTATAGGATTTACCTTCTTCATTCGGACGAAACGATAGATTATCAAATCCCAAACGAAGACATTTTGTTGAGTGGCTCTTCTTATAGTGAACAATATCAAAACGGGCAGCGTCGTTCGTTGTCATTTTCGTTGTATAACACAGACAACAAATATACTCCCTCCGTTAATACTCTCTGGGCCGAAAGTAAGTTTGCTTTAGATTTCGGCATTGAGAAAGACGATGGCAACATTATCTGGAAAAGGAGCGGAGTGTATGTCGCTTCTTCTTTGACTCCTTCTGAGAGCCCAGACTCTCAGACCGTTGCGATACAAACTGGCGACAAGTTTTCGATTTTTGAAGGGAAAACAGGAACTCTTGAAACAAGCTACGAAATTCCGGTTGGAACCGACATAGAAGACGCAATAAGAGGCATTTTGCTTGGTTCCAAGGGGAATGGAGAGCCGTTTGATACGAGTTCTGTTATTTACCATTCGAGCTTTAAGGGGCGGAAAACTCAAGCTAAAATTAGCAAATCTGCGGGAGAAACGCTGGGGAGCATTTTATTGGAACTGGCGAATCAATTGTCTGCAGAAATGTTTTACAACGCAAATGGCAACTTAACGGTTCTTCCTACACAGGAAACCACGCTTGACGTGGATAAGCCTGTAATCTCTTATTTGGAAGATGCGAATGGAGACTTTTCTGGGCTGTCTTTTGGGCTGCAGGTGAACAACATAGTTAACAGAGTGGTTGTTATTGGGGCAACGATAGACGGGAGAGTTTATACGGCGACAGCGGTAAACGATGACGCAACGTCGCCATTGTGTTATCAAAGAATCGGTTATCGGACTGGCCAAGTCATTAATGATAGTAACATTACTTCTCAGAGTTTGGCCGACGACAGAGCGAAATATGAGCTAAGAAAACAACTTATTTTAAAATCTTCTGTTAGTGTGAGCGTTAGTTTTAATCCACTATTATCGGTTAATAATTTGATTGAAATAACTGATGAATTCTTTGGACTGGACCACGAACGGTTTTTGTTGCAGGGCGTTTCCTGCAGTTTGGACTATTCGGGCTCTATGTCAATAACGGTTTCCAACGTTAGAAATCTACCATTTGCTTCGCGTGTTTAGGAGGTGGCCTATGGGTAAAACAAGTTATGATTTTCTGGAAGTGCTCCGAGACACGATTGATGACAAGGTTTCAACTCTTGATCAAACGATTTATTGCAAGATTGTCGGGGTCAATGAGGACTACACCCTAGACGTCACGGTGTTACCAGATGACCACACTAGAATCAAATCGGTAGTTAATGCTTCAAAATATGTTTTTAATGTTGGCGATTATGGCATTTTATATAAAATTGGGAACAACCTGGCGAACGCCTTTATAATAGCGAAGCTTGGTCCCTCGGCAGACGACAGCAAGCCGCTCGGTCAACAGACCGGGCCGATTGAGAATGGTGGAGACACAATAGTCAATAACTACTATCAAACGATTGTATCTTCTGCAACTTACACCCACAGCCAGGATGCTCCTTCGGATTTGTGGACAATTAACCACAACATGGATAAGTTTCCAAGTGTAACTGTGGTAACAAGCGCGGGCGACATTGCCGCCGGCGGAGAAATAGATTATATAGATTCTAACAATTTGACGATTGGTTTTGCGGCAGCTTTCAGTGGCAAGGCCTATCTAAACTAAGGGGGAATTTACACAATGAGCCAAAAATGGTTTAATGGCATAAATTTGCAACAAAATCAGCTGGAAAACGCTGTAATTCAAAATTTAGCAAGCGATCCGTCTTCGGGGAAGGCTGGTCAAATATACTACAACACGGCCGATAAGGGATATAAGTATTATAACGGGACGGCATGGGTGGGCATTTCCGCCGATGCGGTTAAGTCTATTGTAGCGGGCAATGGTTTGACGAGTTCGGGGACCGACACTGTGACCATAAGCCTCGGGACACCATCGTCTTCGGGTTCGGGCTCCAACACTTTCGGAAGTAATGGTCTTACGGCCACGAGTCATACTCACCAAATTTCATTGCCAGATGCGTCAACAACGGCCAAAGGTGTCATTGAAATTGCTACAGACACAGAAGCCACAACTGGCACGGACACAACCCGTGCGATTAATGCTAAACAGCTCGCGGCTGCTAAACAAGATGCGATAGATTCTGCAAAGGTTACGATTCAAACATCTAACGGCATTACGGGCGGAAGTGCTACAGCCGGAAACTCCTTTACTTTGAGTGGCGTAGATGCCACTACCTCTGCGAAAGGCGTGGTACAGCTGGCAACCGATAGCGATAAGACAAGCACTGACAAAGTTGTCACGGCCAAACAGCTTGAGACCGCAAGAACTTCGGCCTCTGTCACAGTTACGGCCGGGAACGGTTTAGGTGGGGGCGGCACAGGGAATAGCATGACTATTCTCTTGGGAACTCCGTCCACTATTACGCAGTCGACCACGAACAATGTTACTCCTAATAGCCACACTCATGCTTTGAGTTTTACGGAGGTTCCAAGTCCGACGGCGAGCGGTAATGAGATTTCTTTTATAGATACTGTTTCTCAAGGAGCCAATGGTGGTATTACGGCCACAAAGAAAACCGTAAGAAGTGCGAGCACTACGCAAACTGGCGTTGTTGAGCTGGCCACCCAAGACGAGGTGAACACCGGGACAGACACCACTAGGGTCGTTACGGCAGCAACGCTCGGCAAGGGCAAGGCCAATGGTGTTGCTTCTTTGGATGAAAACAGCAAGATCATCTCGAGCCAGTTGCCCGATTATTTGCTTGGGCAGGTTATGTATGGTGGTAACGCGATTGCTATCGGTGGTAATGCCGACATTGCTGTATCAAGCAGCCTGAAGGCAAAAAAGGGCATAACAGCTGATGTGATTACTATTCACCCCACAGCTTCAGAATCGGGAGGGACCAACTATGGCTATGCGCAGTTAGAAGGGGTGTATTTTATCGCTCAAGTAACTGGAACCCTTGGAGATGTCACTGGAGGCATTACTTATGATAAGGGAGACTGGATCATTTCGACTGGAGAGGCGTGGGCCAAAATTGACAATACTGATGCAGTTAAAAGTGTTAATGGCAAAACGGGAGTTGTTAATATAGACTATGTTGCTTCGGCTGGTAACGCTACTATAGCAAACCGAGTGGCGGGCCAACTATACATAGAGGGTTCTCCTCAGAGTGGCGGCAGCGGTGCTACCACCCAGTTTTGGTATGATGGTAGCGACCAAATTGCCCTATATCTTGAAACTGATGATTTTAAGTTTGATGATAGAGAAGGGTCGAATTCTACAAAATTCGATCTCTCTTTAAAAACTACCGGAGTTACAGCGGGAACTTATAATTCCGTAACTGTCGACACGAAAGGTCGTGTAACTGCAGGGACTAATATCTCCTATGTCCAAAAATCCGTCCAAACCATAACTGGGAATGGCACCACCACGACTTTTGACATTGCCCACACATTGGGGGCAGATGTTCTCGTCCAGGTTTATTTAACGGGACAAACAATCGGTTCTGATACCGTGGACGAGCTCGTTATGGTAGATACTTACACCATGAACAACAAAGTTAAGTTGGTATTTGCAACAGCGCCAATCGCCTCTCAAACCTTTAAAGTGGTGATCACCGGTTAGTTGTCACAAATACTTGACAAAATTGAAAAGCTGGGGTATACTTATTATATAGGGGTAGTATTCCCCAGTTCTTTCGAAAGGAGGTCCTATGCGACTTTTTAGCAAAATAGAAAACTCAAAAGATATAACCGACAAGGAATATGTAGATAAATTTTATAAAAAGCCTACAAGTGGAATTCCAAAATCGGATTTAGCTTCTGCCGTGCAAACATCTTTAGGTAAAGCAGATGTCGCTGTTCCTAATACCCGAAAAGTCAACAATAAAGCATTAAGTTCCGATATTACATTATCAGCCTCTGATGTAGGTGCGTTACCGGATACTACTGTTATCCCTACAAAAGTATCTGACCTTACAAATGATAGTGGTTTTACCACGAATACTGGTACTGTCACTTCGGTTGCCGTAAAGATGAATGGCTCAGAAAAAGGTAAGGTCACAAGTTCTGGGACGATTGACTTGGGAACAGTAATTACTTCGCACCAAGATATAAGCGGCAAAGCAAATTTAACTGGCGGGAATACATTTACAGGGACACAGGTATTAAATAGCCCAAGTTCTGGTGGATATTCAATAAATGCGGCTGGTTATATAAAAGGTTCTTGGCTGCAATCTTCTGCAACATCAAACAAGGGCGCAAACACGGGTAAAGTATGTGTGTTCGATGATGCTGGTTGGATATATTACCGAACACCTGCTGAAATCTTGACAGAGGCTGGTGGAGCAAAGACAAGTGACATACCAACCTTTACCCTCAGTGGCACAACATTAACAATCACAGTATAAGAGGACGATATGGCAGATATAAAATTTGATTTTAATTCAGAAGGCAATTCAATTCCCATAACTTTCCCTACGGGGTCCGACATTGTTTTTGTCCAGCAGGCAGAGGATATGTCTTATTTTGTTACCACAAGTTTCACCAGTAGCTTATCTGGCACGTATTCTAATGCTTCTATAAATGGAGTAAACTTAACCAGCTCGTTTCAACCGGTCCATTCAATAGGTCCTGTGAAACAAACAACATATGAATTTAGTGCCAAACTTGAAAACGGGACGGTAACGTTGCGCCAATACGTCTATTGGGAATCGCGACTTCAGCCAAGCGCACTTCGGGTGACTCTCAAGGGGCAGACCTATTCAACCACGATGACTGTCGGGTCTGGAATAGATACTATTAACTATGTTCATAACGGGACAACAACAAGCTTGATGGTACTAAAATATGCTACCACCGGCGCAAACTTAGGAGAAGCAACAAGAAGCGGTATTTCAGAATATTCAAAAGCGACTTTGGATGGCTATGTCGGGCTAAAAAACGATACCTGGAGTGGAATAACAAATGCAAGTTCGCTTGTTGCGGGCAACTATTACTATATCAGAGTAAAAGTTTCTGACACCAACAAAACTGGTAAATTTTGTGTGAAATTTATTTCTGCGAATGGCACTACCATAACAACCGACAATATGGGTTGGGGATACGATGGAGAGCCTATCTATACTCAAACTGTTTGGGCAAAACCATATGTTTACACTCAGACTGTTGGCTCAAATACAACAATAGTTGCAAAGAAAACATCTTCACCATACAGAGGTGTCGGGGTTGGAGACACAATGTTGAACAAGGACACAATATATTATGGTGATATGTTTAATATAACTGCGACCCCAGCAAGCGGCCATACTCTTACAAAATTTACCATAAACGGTTCAAGTCAAGTGTCTTCGTCTACGACAGCTGTTACAAAGTCTTGGAGATGTACTGGTCCAATAACCGTAGTAACAGAAGCTGTTGTTACTCCGTCGGGCTCGTTATTGGCTCCTATAATAACAGACGCAACATTTGTTGGCGTTGACGAAATCGAAGTAGAGTACAACAATCCAAATTCCATCCCGGTAACCGCGCATGGGGTATTTAGGGACGCAGGACACGATCCATATGGTGGCGTGGGCAACATACAAACTTCCGCAAACGCCACAGCAGCTTATTTATATATACCACTAGACAGCAGCGGTCAATACGAACCTGGTTGGACCGTAACTCTATATTTTACTGCCACCGGATATCCCGATAGCGCAACGACCACTTACACATCAACTACCTAACCCCAAAAGGGCGTGGACTTGTCGAAAATTTTATGAATATAGAATATCTAATCAACAAATACTCCTTGTATATCAAAAGAATTTACAAAACAGGCTCCTCTGTCTTGCCGTGGATAACAAATTCTCACGACAAGGACTACATTATTTGGGTAGAAGCTTTCCCAGATATAAGAGGGTTTGAATTATTTGCAGAAAAGCCCAAAGACGAATGCTGGTTTCTTAAGACAGAAGATTCTAAACTAAATCCTAAAATATACTCCTATCAAAAGATGTTTGAGGAAGTTCTTTATGACGATATGTCCCCGGAGACAAAGTATGACATATTCGCAAACGATGAATATAAGCAGCATATAACAAAATATGCGCTTGGTAAACCATATACTCCGCAATACAAATGGTGGTATCATATTCTTACAGGAATATATTTATTAGATAATGGCGAATATAAGATAACAGAGGAACAAGCAAAAAACATACAGCTTTGCCACGACAAGCAAATGTCGGAAGAATTATATCTTTATATTCAGCAAAGACTTACAGAATACTCAAAAGAGGTGCACGATGAAAACTCTTAAAAAAATTATTTTTTGGCTCCTATCTTTTACCTGGGGCCTTCCGGTGACATTGGTTGGCGCCCTCATTGCCATTGTCCTTCTAATCGCGGGGCATAAACCACACCGTTTTTATCAAAACGTTTATTTTTGTTTTGGTAAGGGCGGTTGGGGCTTTGAGGCGGGTCCGTTTTTCTTTTTGTCGACCGATGCCGCCGACAGCCTTGACATGAAGCAACACGAGAGCGGTCACGGGCTACAGAACATTATGTTCGGCCCCCTTATGCCATTCCTTGTCAGTATACCATCTTGTATTCGGTTTTGGTACAGAGAATGGCTCGTCAATTCTGGGAGGAAAAAATATAATGAGCTCCCAGAATATGACAGCGCCTGGTTTGAGGGGATGGCCACAAAGCTGGGCAAAAAATACTACAAGGAGGAGAGGTAATGGTAATAAATTACGCATTTTATTTCTCCTTCAACCATACTTTGCAAACCTAACAGCGTCCAACTTTTCAATGCCGATAACGCTTGCCGCGGGCGATGTTTTGTCCGTGTCGTACAGCATTAGCGTAGGGGAGTAGGGAGAAAATTTTTGTTTTGTGGTACAGAGGTGTCACAATCACTTGACATTTGCCCACAAGGGGTGTATACTCATCTCTTGTGGGTTTAGTCTTCTTTAGAAGGCAAAAACATAGAAAATTATCATAAGGAGTTTTTATGGGAAAAGTAAAAGTTTATTCAACTCATTGCCCAAAATGCAGTGTGGTAGAAAAAAAGTTACAAATGAAAGGTATTGAATTTGACACGTGCGACGATGTCAACATTATGAAAGAGAAAAATATGCTCGCGGCGCCATATCTTGAAGTAGATGGCGAACTGCTTGATTTTGCAAAAGCTATAGCGTGGATCAATAAGCAGTGAGGAGGGGGCTATGAATATAGAGCTTGAAAAGAACCTCGATAAGGATTTTACAGCAACAATAGAAGAGCTTCGGCATTCTCCGGCGGGAGAACAGCTTATGGAAATTAATGGTCTTGCTCAGAAAAATCTTAATTTTACAGAATTCATAGATAATTTCGTAGATTCGGGAAGCAACGTGGCTGACATATCTATCAACCCGAACGCCAACAGCGACACAAAGGATGTTACGAGTCTTATTTACACAATGGCTGAGCCTCATCGTAAACTGCTTGCGATGAACAAAATTTTTTACGAGCTGAAAAAGAAGTATGGTCTTGAGCAGGCAAAAATTTGGCTTAATGGGGAATTCAGAGGGGAAACATATTTACATGACTTTCCTTCCGCGAGCTTTTTGCCGTATTGCTATGCTGTGGATATGGACCAGCTGGTCGAAAAGGGGTTGTTTTTTACTAACAAATTTAGAACAACTCCGGCCAAGCATCTGACGACTTTTAATGATCATACTTTGGAATATATTGGATGGCTATCTAACCGACAATCGGGGGCTGTGGGGTTACCTAGCTATTTAGTTTATTCTTATTATTTTTGGAAAAAAGATGTAGAAGACGGTTTTTACCTTAAATCTCCAGAATATTATCGAGATCAATGTTTCCAAAAATTCATTTATGATTGCAATCAGCCATACTTGAGAATAACTCAGTCGGCTTTTACGAATATCACCATAATGGATCGTAACTATCTGACTGAGCTATTTGGGGGTAGAGAATACCCAGATGGTTCGTTCGTAATCGATTATATAGAAGAAATTTTGGAATATCAAAAAGCCTTCATTAACGTGGTTAAAAAGGTTCGTCATGATATGATGTTTACTTTCCCGGTTATTACCTATTCTTTGCTTTATCGAGATGGCCATTTTGCTGACGAGGATTTTGCTAAATGGGCCTGCGAAGCAAATATGGAATGGTGCGATGGGAACTTCTATTTGGGCTCCGATGTAACGAGTTTGAGCAGTTGCTGTAGACTTGTGAACAATCTTCAAGAAGTGCACAAAAAGAAGAATTTAGGTTTTATTAATTCGATCGGGGGCACGAGCTTGAGTATTGGGTCGGTCAAGGTCAACACTATTAACCTGAGAAGAATTGCTCTCGAGTGCGAGGGGGATTTTGAAAAATATCTTCAGATTCTCAGAGAAAGAGTAGATACAGTTGTGAAAACGCTGGACATTGTACGTTCGATTATTCAACGGAACATCGAGAAAGGGTTGCTACCAAACTATACCTACGGTCTGTTAAAACTGGAGAACCAGTATAACACCATCGGAGTAACTGCTTGTTATGAAGCAATTCGAGACTTGGGTGGTATCGACGAAGACGAATTTGGCAATAAGAGTTACAATCAAAAAGGCATCGAAATGGCTATCGCTATTTTGGATCTCATCAACGAACAAAAAGAAACATACGACTTTGATTACTCAATCAATGTAGAAGCGGTTCCGGCGGAATCCTGTAATGTTGTTTTACGGAAAAAAGATGATCTGCTGTTCGAGGGATGCCATAAAGAAAACCTTTATTCGAACCAGTGGATTCCTCTCCAAGAGAAATGCACTATTCAAGAAAAAGTTATCTTAAGCTCTATTTTGGACAATAAGTGTGGCGGTGGACAAATTAGCCATATTAACGTAGAGGGAGATTTTGCTAATTTTGATCAGGCGTGGAAGATTTTGAATTATCTTGGGGAAAGCGGGGTTATTTACTCCTGTTTCAATAAAAAGATCTCCGTGTGCAGAAACGAACACGCTTATATTGGCAACGGATGCTGCCCGCGCTGTGGCGGTCCGAAGTTCGACGAATTCACACGTATTGTAGGCTTCCTCACTCCGACACGGTCTTACAGCAAAGAGCGTAAAGAAGAATTTTTGAACCGTAAGTGGCACTCTATGAAGGAAGTCGAAAATGGAATTAATTAATCTTAAAGACGAAGATTGTATTAATTATAAGAAAATAAGCATGTTTTTAGGATTCCCCACTTGCGGCGGAAAATGCTGGCGCGAGCTGGGGCTCCCCCCTGAAACATGCCAAAACAACTCGCTATGCGCAGGCCCCAGGATTAAACTCTCTGTCGATGAAATCGTTCGTCGATATTTAGACAACTTCCTAACAGAAGCCATTGTTTGTGGAGGGCTTGAACCATTCGAAAAATTCGAGGAGCTGCTTGAACTTGTTCGGATTCTGCGCGACAAATATAAGAACGAAGATGATGTTGTTATATACACTGGTTATTATCCCGAAGAGATAAAGCAACAAATAGAACTTCTTAAAAAATATAAAAACATTATAATTAAATTTGGGCGATATCGACCGGGTGACAAAAAGCACTTTGATGAGGTTCTGGGTGTTTTTCTCGCCAACAAAGAGCAATATGCTCAAAAAATTTCTTAATTTTTGAAGAAAGTGATTTTTGTCACTTTCTTTTTTTTTATTTTTTTGTCACAAACGCTTGACATTCTTCGTTTTCGTGTGTTATTGTTATATCGACAAAAGTGAATAAAATTCTAATTTTATAGGAGGGCATAATGGCTAAATTCAAAATCGGGGATAAAATCAAAGCAACAGCAGACAGCGACAGCGAGTATCTCGATACTTGTAAAAAGAAAGGTTGGACGGGTATAGTAGTTGGCATAGGCGCGTACGGGTTGCTTAAAGTGAAAACCATAACGCCTATCGAAGCAAAAGGCAATCTTTACGTGGTAAACCGCAGATATTTTATGCACGATTCAGAATACAATATCGACGACCACTGGATAGAGGGGAATGTGATTACGGTTATACTCGACGGCGGCAGAAAAGGCATAGCGAAGTGCAGCCCAGACGATAAATTTAACCTTGCGTTCGGAACTGCGCTTGCGGTGGCGAGGGCATACGGCGACAAAGAAACCGAGGCAAAACTTCTTGCAGAACCGAGCGAGCCTGTTAAAGAAGAACCAAAGTTTAAGGTCGGAGAGCTTGTCAGGATAAGACAATGGGACGATATGGTCAAAGAGTTCGGGACAAAAAGTTGGGGAGCTATAAGATGCCAGTGCTACTTTACCGAAGGTATGAAACCTCTTTGTGGAAAGTATGCGCAAATCGTAAGGCTTAAGGGCAGTCCTGTTGAGTTAAAATTCTTCAACTGTGACGGTTTGAACACGAGCTGGGAATATTCCACAGATATGATTGAAAAGGTGTAAATTATGGCAAAAATTAAGATTGAAAAATGTTGTGATAATCAAGGAAGAATCTACTATGGGGCTTCTTTAGAAGACGTTTTTCCAGCAAATGTAGTAATAGTTGGCGGCGGAGACACATCCGAAGAGGCAATCGCCGAAATGAAAGAAAATGCAAAGGTTTATCTTGATTATATTTTGGAGGAGGCAGAAAAATGAGCAAATTTGCAGTAGTAGAAAGCCACTTTGAATACAAAGGACACGACTGTATTTGTTTATTTACAGTTAAAGGTTATCGTTGCGGTTATGTGTCTGTTGACGATAACAGAGATTTTTGGGACTACGATTTAGACTGCCACTGTGGTTTGAGTTTTGGAGCGTCTCCTTTGCTTAAAGATTTTAAGCCTAAATCTGATATGTACATAGGTTTTGATTGCGGTCATAGTTGCGACGGATACGATTATGACACGGCGTTGAAATACGGCCTAATTAACGAAAAGCGATATAACGAACTTATCGAAATGGAAATACTATCTCCTTCTTTTTTGCAACCGGTTAGAAGTCTTGAATATGTTGAGTACGAGTGCAGAAAGATTGTTGACCAGTTAGTTAGCGTATCTCGTGCGAAAAAGGAGAAGAACAATGCCAAGAAAAGCGATTAAGCCAAAAATGTATTCACTTGGTTGCTCGAGCTATCAAGTAATTTACAGATGTGGTAAATGTGGATGCGTGTTTAATATGGCGCACGATGGGTTTGATTATTGCCCTCACTGCGGTTCGAAAATAGATTGGGGAGTAATTTGGAAAGTCAACGAAGAGTGGCGTAGTGAATATATTTGTGCGGATTCTGTCCATAGACGAGAATTGGAAGCTGGAATTGATCTCGTCAATGAATCAATCACGGACGGCGAAAAAAGGTGTATGGCGTTCACAATAGGCACAAAACGAGCAATTACCAAATCTAATATTGAGTATTATCTTGGTCAAGGATGGACAAAAGAAGAGCTCATAAAGAAAGCCTTCTTCACCAAAGAAGATTTTGAGGAGGCGGGAATATGAAGATAAGTCAAATAGTAAAAATTATCGGTATAATTCTTCAGTTTATTGGTATTCTATATCTGTCAATTTTGGCGTGTTCTTATCTTATGTGTAGACCTCTTACGGAAAATGTGTTTATAACAAGTGTGGCAGTAGCTTTTAATGGAGTGGGCTGGGGATTAAGGCAGATAGCAGATATCATAAAGGAGAGCGAGTAAAATGACTGAACAAGAAAGAGGAGGGAAAATAGAAGCGGGAAACAGAGATAGGTCATTTCTGGCTCTCGCAGAGGAGTTTTGTCCTAACGTGGGCACAGAATTCTGCGTAAGCGGCAGGTGTCCCAAACTTTGGAAATGCTCGGTGAATTTTCAGCAGACTGAAAAACTATTCCCGAGAAAGTCGCCAGAAGAAAGCGCGGAGCTGAGGGGAACGATTCTTGCCAAGAGCAAGGAAGAGTTTTCTTACAAATTGTCGAATTTCTTACACAGGCCTATTCTCGCCGAGGCTTTTGGGAACATTGGTATAGTTGCGGTTATTCAATTTGCTGAAGTTGATTCGGCCATTCTCGAAGATTTGTTGGATTGTTATTGCCACGAGGGTGGCATGCCTTTTGCAAAGAGAGAAGAGACGTTAGAACAGCTTCGCACGTTTAGCCGTCAGGTGTCTGTATCATATGTCCCCAAAGACTTTGGAAATCTTCATCCTTATGAGAAGAAAGATTTTACCAAAAAATTTGGATGGGTGAACTTCACGGTGCTCAATCCTTTAGAAATTCGCCCAAAATAGAAAAATAATTTTCAAAAACTTTCTCGCAAATGTCACAAACGGTTGACACAGAGGAAGTTTTACTGTATAATTAAGTTACAAATGGGAAACTCCCAAATAAAATAATACTTTTATTTCCCAAAAGGAGGCAAATTTGAACAGAAAACAGCGCAGAGACCTCGAAAAACAGGTTAAACGCATCAACAAAGTCGAACGGCAGAACCACAAACCGCTCACCAATATTGAGCACATGCTCGGTATGATGGCGATCAACCGTGTTAAACGCGGGGTTTGCGATTCCAACGACATCGAAATTCTGAGAAATAGTAAGCTCGTTCACCTGGATAACGAAATGGCTTGTCCAGAGGGGACCAGATGCAAACTTAACTCAGAAGAGATTTTCAAACGCCCACAAAAGGATTTGTCAGAAAAATTCAAGGATTGGGTGCAAGCAAACAAAGATAAAGATTTCACAATCACCAGAGATGGAGCAAGCAACTCTCTCGTGTGTCTTGCAGAAGACGAAACGGAACCGAAGTGGTTGTTCGATCTTTATACTGATTTGCTTATTTACGATGAAGCAACAGAGTCCTACGTCCCACTCGAGACTCTCGAGGTCAAAGAAGAGGATGAACTCTTTGGAGACTGGGAAGGAACGAGCACAAAGCTGATTGACGACGAAAACAGTGAGATCGAGCAGAAATTAGAAAAAACAGAAAAAGAAAACGAAAAAGGAGAATAGTGACGTATGAGACAGGTTGCTAACAAGGTTCAAATTGAAGGCTATTTGAGAGAGAATACTCTCGAGTTCGCTCGTAACGACAAAAACGAGGAAATTATTAGAGGCGCTTTGGTTATTGCTCTTGACGATGTGAAAAGTTGCAGAGTCCAATTTTACGCAAATAAATATAAAGCTCTCAAAGTGGGAGAGACGACAAGGCAAGAAAACAAAAACTATAGCAGATTGGTCGATCTTTTGCCGGGCAACACAATTTCGATTGCGGCTTTGATGAAAGATAACCCAACCATGACCTTTGATATAGCTAAAGAATCCGCTACCAAGGTTTGGGCTATCGCAAGCCTTCAGGAATATCTTCGCAAAGACGAAAAGGGTGAGCTTATTTCCGCTACCACCATTAAAGGCATTACCGCAGGAATCAAGGTAGAAGGCGACAAGCATCCGTTTGCAGAAAAAGCCGAATTTGAAATCGAAATGTATATTGAAGCAAAGAGACCAGAAATGAAAGACGGAGAGGAAACCGGTCGTATTGTATTGGTCGGTTTGGTTCCAGAATACGATGACAGCGTTAGCCGCATTGAATTCGTGACTGAACCTGGTACTGCTTCGGATTTCATCGAAGAAAACTATAACGTGGGCCAGACCGTAAAGGTTTACGGCGAAGTTATCAATACTTATACCAGAGTGGAAAAAGAAAATACCGGAGCAACGTTTGGAAGAACTGTAGAGCCGCAGTATGAAACCACCTTTACAAGCGAAAGACAAATTTTTGGCGGGACGGCAACACCTCTTGATGAAGATGACGAAAACGCCCTCAAAAAAGAAGAGATTAAGAAAGCTCTTGCGATGCGCCAGCAGAAGATCGACGACATGCCTTCGAAGTCTGATGCTCCGAAAGTGGTCAGTCCGAAGAAAGGGTTTACTGCAGCAACGACAGCTCCGCAAGCTCCAGCCGCTCCAAGAAAAACATTCACTTTCGACAGTAGTAATTTTTAATAAGGAGAACATAGATTATGGCAGTTGATATCTTTAACCCAGAAGTGTCCCAAGTAGTCAAGGGCATTGAAGGGAAACTCATCCTCATTTATGGAACAAATAGGACCGGCAAAACCAAAAACCTCACCAAGGCACAAAAACCGCTTGTTTGTTGTTTTGAAAACGGTCTTGGCGCTATCAATGGCGTTCCAAATGTTAAAATCAAAAAATGGAGCGATTGGACCAGCTTTGTGAAACAGCTTACGAGTGAGAAAACGGTCGCCGATGCGAAGAAACTTTATTCTTCGATAATCGTTGATACTATCGACGGTATGGCAGATCTCGCCTCCGATTTTATCTGTGGCAATTTCGGCGTTGCGCGAATTAACGACGGTAAACACTATTGCCCCTTGTATTGGTGACAATACTTGTGTACGATGTGAACCTTGAGGCTCAAGGGTGTACAATTCACGATTAGGAATCGCAGGAAATGGCGATTAGGAATTGTGCTAACAGGGAACGACTGAACGGATGACCGCCGAAGTCAATCCTGTGCCAAGCCAAGCAATTGGAAGGTCAAACGACTATTCCCGATGAGTGTAGGGAAGTACAGTAGAAGATGAGCTACTACTGGAAGTGCATCGCAACTTATTTGGAACTTCTGAGTAAGTTGGTGATATAGTCTGACTATTATAGAAATATAGTAGGTTACTCGAATAGAGGTTATGGTCTTTGGAAAGAATATGGAGCAGAAATTAATAAACAATTGAGGCTCCTCACCGGTGCGGGTTATACTGTGTTCTTCATCGCCCACGAAGGTGAAAGAACTTTCCAAAACGAAAAAGGTGAAGAATTTGTTAGAATTTACCCAAGAGGCGATAAGAGGGTTGTGGACCCAATTTGCGACCTTTGCGACATTATTGCTTATGCTCAACTCCAACCTCAGACCGAAGATGGAGGAGCGCCTCTCTCTACCTTGTATCTTGACGGTAGTCCTGCATATCAGGCTGGTAGTCGTTTTACGCATATGGTAAGAGAAATTCCAGAGTGGAATATTGAGAAATTGGACAAAGCTCTTAGAGATGCCATTGAGGCTGAAGAAGAAGAAAGCGGCATGAAGGCAGCGACAATACAAGAAGCCCAAAAGAAGGCCGCCAAAGCCAAGAAAGAAGAAACCGAGAAGAAGCTTTCCATCGAAGAATTGATCGACACTATCGGTTCTAAACTTCAAGCTATGACAGAAAAAGAAGGGGGCATTGATTCTTATGCCGACCTTATGCAGCGCCTTTTGGGCACAACCGACTTCAAGGCTTCTCAAGCAACCGAAGCTCAGCGCCAGCAATTGGAGATGCTGATCGATGGCTTGATCGAGCTTGGTTATTAATAGTTTACTATGGCGGGGCTCAAGTGTGCCTGTTGCGGGCAAAATCTTGCCCCAACAGTAAAAAGGGTACTGGACGGGCAATCTCTTTGCCCGTCTTGTTATCGAAAAGCTCTTGAAAGCAAAAAGGCTTCTGAACGTGATTTCGAAGATTTGTTGGAATATATCAAATGTTTGTTTGATGTGACTGATGTTCCTCCGGATTGGATTGAGCAGATACAGATGTACAAAGTGAAAGAAAAACGGACTTTCTTTGGAATGCGTGGTACCCTATATTATTACTACGAAATATTGGGGAATACTCCAGACCCCGAAAGGGGACTTTGGGCTATTAGATATCATTATGAGAATGCTTCCAGATATTTCAAAGAGCAAGCAGAATTATCAAAAAGAAACGAGGCCGTTGATTTGACACCAATAAGGCGAACAATAATAATGACTTCACCCCAGAACGAAACACGAAAACCAAAATATAACATAGAGGATCTTTAATTTATGGCCGAAGTTAAGAAAAAAATAATCAACAAGTTGGCGGTTTTGCAAGTCCTAGCTTGTTTGATGAAAAACCCCCTGCTTTGTAATAGAGCAGAGTTCCATTTGACGTTAGATGATTTTGCCGAACAATTTCATCGTATTCTTTTTGGGGCCATAAGCAATCTTGCCACCTCAGGGCTAAAGACGATTTCTTACCTTGATATTGATCAGTATTTGGCTCAATATCCAATGCAATATAAGGTTTTTACCGATAACAGAGGCGTAGAATATGTAATAAAAGCTCTCGAAATTGCTGAAGAGAAGAACTTTCAATATTACTACAACACTCTTAAAAAGACCACTCTTTTAAACAAACTCGCCGAAAGTGGGTTTGATATAAAAGAGCTTTATGACGAAACAGTCGTTGACCCAATCAAGACATCCGAGATTCAGGAAAGATTCGACTCTTTGAGCATAGAACAGATAATTGCTTTGTACGAAACGAAGTTCATTCAGGTTAAGGATGATTTTGCCAAAAACAGGGGAATTGTTCAAGCAAAATGTTCAGAAGGACTCAGGGAAACCAAAGAGCGATTCAAGGAAACACCGGAAGTGGGACTCCCTCTTACTATGGTCAAACTGACAACACTCTATCGAGGCCAACGCCTTAAAAAGCTCTATCTCGAATCCTCTGCTCAGGGCGTGGGCAAGTCACGTCGTATGGCGGCAGAAAGCGCTCATTTGGCTGTTCCTAAGATTTTTGACACTGAACGAAACGCCTGGAGAACAACAAATCTTCACGAAAGTGTGCTTTATATTTCCACCGAATTGGAACTCGAAGAAGTTCAAACAATGTGGCTTGCCTATGTTTCGGGAGTTCCCGAGCATAAAATTCTCAACGGTATCTATGGTCCCGGAGAAGAACAGAGAGTCGATAAGGCAGTGGAATTGCTCGAACAAGCCAATTTGTATTTTGTACAAATCAGCAATTACGATATGGACGACATCGAAAGTCTTATTCGTAAATATTATCAGATTGAACATGTTAATTATGTCTATTATGACTATTTGAGCACGACAATTAAAATAATGAGCGAGGGGGCTTCCAAGTCCAAAATTAGCAATTTGCGCGAAGATCAGATTTTGTTAATGTTTACAACACGTTTGAAAGATTTGTGCAACGAGTTGGGCATTTTCATTTGGTCAGCTACACAGCTTTCTGGCGATTGGAAGAACGCGAAAGAAGCAGACCAACAATTGCTCCGTGGTGCAAAGTCGATTTCGGATAAAATTGATATCGGTAGTATCATGCTCCCGGTTCGTGAGTCTGACAAACAGATTATTGAATCTTATATCGCGAAAGGTTTCCAACTTGAACCAACCCACGTCATTCACGTTTATAAGGTAAGGCGTGGCCAATATAACAACATCAAAGTTTACATTTATTTTGATCGTTCGACTTGCCGAGCCGTTGAGTGTTTTGTTACAGACAATAACGGCAATCTTCTTACAATTGAGGACACCAGTGTTGAAGTTGTTCTCGACAAAACTTTTGAAGAAAAATACGGCTTTGCTTTTTAGGGGGGTGAAATATGGATACCTCTAAAGTAAAACAAATGCTCTCAACTGAAGACATCGTCTGTTTGGTTACCGAAGGGCTTGGTTCCAACGGCAACCTTTGGGACGCTTCGGGAGCACCTATTTTTCAGACAATTTGTCACAACTCACCGGGATATGGTAGTTATAAATTATATTACTATCCAGATTCTCAAATGTTTTATTGTTATACCGAATGTGGTTCAATGGATGTTTTCGAACTTGTGCAAAAAGCTAAAGGGTTTGAAACTTTCATTGAAGCTTATCGATATGTAATTGACTTTTTCCATCTAGACACAAAACGTCGTGGTTTCGAAAACGATACGGAAAAAGAACTAAGTGATGATTGGGATATTTTGAACAAATATGAATTTTATAAAAAAGTTCAAAAACCAGATGCTTCTTTGCCGACACTAAATCCAAATATTCTTGAGTGTTTTGGCCCGCTAGCTGCTCCCACCGAATGGAAAAAAGACCATATCACGGCCGAAACCATGAGAAAATTTGGAATTCGTATAGACATGGCAAATCAAAAAATCATCATTCCTCATTATGATATGGATGGTAATTTGGTGGGAATAAGAGGACGTTCTTATAACATCGACGATCTTATTGATGGAAGGAAGTATATGCCTGCCTATCTGGAGAAAGAATGTTACAAGCACCCCTTGGGGGCATGTCTCTATGGGTTACACGAAAACTTGGCAGCAATCAAAAAACATAAAAAAATTATGTTGGTTGAGAGTGAAAAAAGCGTAATGCAGTGCTATGGCTACTATGGGGATGATTGCTTTGTGGCTGCTACTTGTGGTTCTTCTATTTCTCCAGTCCAAATAGACTTACTGTTAAAACTTGGAGTCGAGGAGGTTATCTTGGCTTATGACAGGGAGAATGATACGAATCCTGAGTCTGCGCAAACTAAGGAATATGAACAAAAGCTATTAAAGACAGTTTTACCATTAACGAAATATATGAACGTATACGTTATAATGGATTATGAAGGACTTTTGCCACCGAAAGGCTCTCCGAGCGATATGGGGCAGGAGGTTCTTGAAAAATTAATGAAAAAAAAGATCTACATCCCTTCTTTGGCCGTAGATTTTCGCAAGGAGGCGCGACGTGCCAGTAAAAAGTAAACCAGAGAGATTTTCTTATACAAAAGTAGATACATATAACCAATGTGGTTGGAAATATAAATTGCAATATGTGGAAGGAAGATTCTTTAGCACCGAAACTATAGCCACCGCCCTGGGTACTCTTATTCACCTAATAGAGCAAAGAATATCCGAAGCATATATTAACGGTCAAGAACCTGACTATCCAGCGTTGGTTGAGGATTTTTGGAACATAAACATTCCAAAAAAAGACAAATACGATCGAACCGGTGGCATTCAAGGTGTTAATTATATTCGACAAAAATTTCAAGAGGAGTTTTTTGCAATTGATAAGCATGGCAGTTCTTATGCGATAAGATGCAAATATTATGCAGAAGAAGGGATTTATCGCCAAAAAAAATTCCTCGAAGAGCACCCCGAAATAGAAATTGTTGACGTGGAAAAATATTTTGAGGTCATGTTTAAGGGGCATTTGCTGTCGGGCTATATTGATAGAGTGATGCGCTATAAAGGCACAAACAGGTATATTATAGACGATATTAAAACAAAAGCCGCCCCTTTTAATGAAAAAACGGAGGTGCCTACCCCTCTTCAAATGAAAATATACTCATTGGCGCTCAAAAGCTGCTATAATCTTGAGAACGAGCCAGACGAATGTTATTGGGATCTCCCTTTTATTAACATGCGACAAAGAGCAGGAACGAAGGGTTGGTTAAAACGCGCTGAAACCAAATTAAACAAACTGTTTGCCGGGATAGAATCTCAAGACTGGACGCCACGTCCCTCCCCACTGTGTCATTGGTGTAACTTCTGCGGAACCAATCCTAATCAACCACAAGGTGCAAGACATTTATGTCCTTATCAGAGCCAATGGCAAAGGGATAATCCCACTTATGATGTTCTTAATGAATGGCAAGGAATTGAAAACCACGAAAAAGTTATGAGGCATTATTTGCTTGAGCAATGCGTCGATTTGACCGATGAGGAACGCGAGAACATTCCACCGGATCGAGAAGCTATTAAAAAGAAATACAAATTTACATTTTAGGAGGCCTTCAAATGCCCAAAAAGAAACAAACAAAAGAAAAGATCGTAGAAGTGAACTACGATCGGGTTGTTTGGACGAAGAGCTGGCAAGACTGGCTGGTGGCCAGGGACCACTTTTTTCAAAAGCTAAGTCCCACAATAGAGGAGGTAGCCATGCGGCTGTCTCCAGACTATGGGCCGTTTATGTGTTTCACCTACACAGAAGACGGAGAGAAAAAAACTCTCGCCATTGTTTCTGCGGCGTTCACTGAAAATAAGGGGTCTGAGATCTTTTGGACTCCACCAAAGGAGGAATAAATGGTAGAGATAGTTTTAATCTTGTTATTGTGGTTTGTTGACAGCGCTCCCAAATGGCTTCAGGTTTTGGGGACAATACTGCTCGGCGGTTCGTTGTTCTTGCAGTTTTTGGCGGGATTTCTCCAGGAAGTCGCCAAAGAGAAAACCAGGAGGGAGAAATGAGCAAAAAGTTTTTCGTAATAGCTGATGTTCATTCGTTTTATGACGAGATGAAAGAAGCGTTAGATACGGCCAAATTTGACATCGGCAATCCCGACCACGTGTTAATTTCTTGCGGAGACGCACTTGACCGTGGCCCGAAGTCGACGGAGGTATTGGAGTTCCTAATGTCCGTCCCGAAAGAGCGCCGGATCTTTATTCGGGGCAATCACGAGGATTTACTTGAAGATTGTATTAAGCGTCGCGGCTTTGTTTTGCAGGACTTGTCCAACGGAACATTGAAAACAATCTTTAATCTTTGCGGTTATGAGGAGTCAGTCTTTTACGACGAATTGCCGGACAAACCAGAGTGGCGATACACAAACGTTTTTGACGAAATCAAACAGGTTAAGCTTTTGTGGGATTATTTGGCCGAATGTGTTGACTTTTGTGAGTTCGGGAAGTATGTGTTTGTTCACTCTTGGTTCCCAACGACATCTCTTAATTGGCGAAAAGCAAACAAGGAAGAATGGAGCAGCGCCAGATGGGGCAATCCGTTTGAGCTATGGCGCATCGGTTACAGAATTCCTAAAAGAACCGTGGTCTGTGGTCATTGGCACACGTCTTATGCTCACAGCGTCCTTCATCAACATGGGACGGAGTTTGGTGACAAGGCCTGCTTTGATATTTTTGTAGACAAAGGGATTGTCGGGCTGGACGCCTGCACTGCTTACAGTCACAAATGTAATTGTTTTGTTATAGAGGAGTAGAGATGGCAGATTTCAAAGTAGAGATTCTTAAACATCCGACTAATGAAGATTGGATGATATGCAAAAAATGCACTTTGGTTACGGTTGGCAAAGATTCGGAAAAGCCTCCAACGGACGAATGGAAGCATAAAATTCTTGCAGCAGAACATAGCCCAATTAGGGTTTTACAGTTCGTTTTTAGAATTACAAATGTGCCGTACTGGATTAGTACGCATTTGGCGAGGCATGTTCACGCGGTACCTTTTGTCAAGACACAACGGAACGATCGCCAAACCAATTATGACCGCAGGGAGGCACCACAGAATTCTCCGGTCGACATGTGCTGGAGTATGAACGCACAAGAACTTGTCACAATTGCTCACAAGCGACTTTGCACACAGGCAAGCCCAGAGACCCGGGCGGTTGTTGCCGAGATTTGCCGCCAAGTAGAAGAAGTCAATCCTGAATTTAAAGGGTTGTTGGTCCCGAACTGTGTTTACCGCGGGGGCAAATGCACAGAGTTTGTTCCGTGCGGGGCAGCTGAAGCAATGGTAAAAAAATATTCAGAAAAAGTGTCACAATAGGTTGACACTTTTTGGCATTTGTGGTAAGATAGAAATATGGATAAGAAAAAAAGAAGTTTCACCGATATGACAGGCTGGGTAATGGCCGAGCACGGAGTCGAAGGTAGCCGTTGGACGGTTATTTCTTTGGATCAAGAAGAAGAAAAAATATATTCTTCGGGACGCAAAGCGAAATTGAGATACTGGCTTTGCGAATGCTCTTGTGAAAAACACACAAGAAAGGTTATTGAAGAACACAGCCTAAAATTCGGCGGCAGTCGTTCTTGTGGTTGTCGGAGTAGAGAATGGGCAATAGAAATGGGGCATCGCAATAAAAAAACCACTGAATTTGATTTGTCAGGGGAAGTTGGGGTTGGTTATTGTCGTAATACGGGCACGCCCTTTTACTTTGATAAAGCAGATTTTGATTTAATTAAAGATTTGGCATTCTTTGAACATGAACCTCGGCCAGGATATCATTGCCCAATGGCGAACAATTATCCTCAAGGCGCTCAAAAACTATGGGTGTTTTTAGGTTGCAAAGGTTACGATCATATAGACCATAACCCTTTTAACAATGTGCGTTCTAATTTGCGGCCTTGTACCCAGCACCAAAACACCTGTAATGGGAAATTGGGTAAAAATAACACAACGGGAATTACAGGGGTACAGTATTGTACGGTTACCCCCCAAAAGCCCTGGAGAGCTCGTATAATGTTTAATCGCAAAGAGATTTATCTAGGTTGCTATGCCACTTTTGAAGACGCGGTGAAAGCTCGCCTTGAGGCTGAACAAAAATATTTTGGGGAATTTGCTCCTCAAAAACATTTGTATGCGCAATATGGAATTCAAAGTAACGAAACGGAGGATTAAATGTACTGTTCTATACACAATCATACCGAAATGTCAAATCTGAAATTGAGAGATAGCATTAACCGTATTCCTCAATTGGTGAATAAGGCCATTGAATATGGGTTCAACGGTATTGCTATTACCGACCATGAGGTGATTAGTGGGCACATTCAGGCTTTGGAATATGGGGACAAAATTAAAGAAAACCATCCCGATTTCAAGATAATTCTTGGTAATGAAATTTATCTGATTGATGAGTCTGAATACAAACATGCTGATAAATATTGGCACTTTATCCTATTGGCCAAAGATGCGGTTGGCCATAAGCAACTAAGAGCTTTGTCCAGTATAGCCTGGGATCGTTCATATATGGAACGTGGACAACGCAGAACACCCACTTTCTATCAAGATTTCTCGGAAGTTATCGGAGAAAATAAAGGGCATCTCATTGCTTCGACTGCTTGTTTAGGGGGACGTTTGGCAACGAGCATTTTAAGAAAAGATTCAGGTGCTATTAACTTTATGGTCGGTTGGATGCTGGAAACTTTCGGTGAGGGAAATTGTTTCTTTGAGATGCAAGATTCTGATTCAGAGGAGCAACAAGAGGTTAATCGATATATTGTGCAATTGTCGGATTTCTTTGGCATACCGTATATTGTCACACAGGATGCTCATTATTTGAATAAAGAAGACCTGGTATTGTTTGAGAAGTTTCTTAATAGTAAAGTCGAAAGCGACCGCGAAGTGGGTTCTTTTTATAAGTATACTTATATGAAACCTGAAAGCGAAATTCAAGAAATTTTATCTTACTTACCGACCGAAGTTGTGGAGAATGCAATTAACAATACTCAACTAATCTATAATCAAATTGAATATTACGATCTCCGTCAAGACACAGTGGTGCCATTGCGCAACTTGCCTGATTTTCAACTAGAGCATTTATTATCAAAATGGTATAACAAGTATAAAAACATTGAGTATTTTGCGCATAGTCCTTATGCTCAGGATAGATTCTTGCTGTATTTAATTGAGCAAGGTATTGTGGAGAAGAACTTTGTGGTCACCGAGGTAGAGGCGGCTCGTATTGACACAGAACTTGATGTTTTAAAATACACCAGCGAGGCCGTGGGGAACGATCAGCGTATTAGTTCTTATCTTAACCTTGTGCAAGAAATTGTCGCACTAGCTTGGAACACGTCTTTGGTCGGTTGTGGCCGTGGATCGGCGTGTAGTTTTTTGATTAACTATCTAATAGGAATAGTACAAGTCAACCCGTTAAAATATAACGTTCCCTATTGGCGCTTCTTGAACAAAGCCAGCGTGCCTGTATTAACCCCTGAAGAAAAAGCAGCAGGTAAGGTTATTTCCATTGCTTCGTCAATGCCAGACTGCGATCTGGATTACCAACCGAGCGAAGCAAACAATATTATGGACCTAATGCGCGAGCACTATGGTGCTGATAATATTCTAAACTGTCTTACGTACAAAAGAGAATCTTTAAAATCGGCACTACAAATGAGCTGTCGTGGCTTGGGCATCAACAACGACGAAGCACAAGAACTCTCGGCTTTGGTTCCTATGTCCCGTGGTCACGTGTACACATTAAAGGAATGCGAAGAAGGGGATGAGGAGCACGGATATGATCCAGCTCCACAGTTGATTAAAAAAATGCAAGAATACCCTGGTTTGTACGAGATGGTACAAAAAGTTGAAAATGTAATTACGGGGGCAGGCAGTCATGCCAGTGCAATTTATTTTTTCAACAAAGGATTCTTGCCGCACTGTGGTGTGATGCGAACCCCGAGTGGTATGAGAATCACATCTTTTGACTATCGTGGAGTAGACGCCGCCGGTGGTCTTAAAATGGACTTTCTTTATACAGATTGTCAAAGTAAAATGGCAAAATGTTTGGAACTACTTGTCAAACATGGTCAGATTATTTGGCAAGGTTCGTTAAAAGCAACTTATGACAAATATCTACACCCAGACGTTCTTAATTACGACAATATGGATATGTGGCGTAAAATGTGGTCCACATCAATAGATAATCTCTTTCAATTTGAAAGCCAGTGCGGTCGATCGTGTATTCAACGCACTCGTCCTACGTCCGTATCGGAGTTGGGGGCGGCCAATGCCGTTATGCGTTTAATGGCACAAGATGGAGTAGAGTCCCCCTTGGACAAATATGTTCGTTTCCGTAATGATATCAATGAGTGGTATAAAGAAATGGACGAGTGGGGCTTAACATCGGAAGAGCAGGAAATTCTCAAAAAGCAATTATCGAGCTCTTACGGGATCGGCCCAGAGCAAGAGGATTTTATGGAATTGCTGATGAATCCTCAAATCTCAAATTTTTCTTTGAAAGAAGCAAACAAAGCTCGTAAAGCGATTGCGAAGAAAAAACAAAAAGAGATTGATAAAATCAAAGTACGATTTTTTGAATCGGCGGACAAGGAGTGAAAATGGCAAGACTTCAGTTTTTGAAATACGTTTGGACAGTCATCCAGCGTCAGATTGGTTATAGCTTTTCGCGACCCCACGATATTTGTTATAGCATCGAGGCGGTTCAAGAGGCGAACCTCGCAACGCGTTACAATCCCCTCTTTTGGGCTTGTGCGTGCTTGTGTGTTAACGCAGGCTCGTCTGCAACTGATTTTGAGGACAATAGCGCCCAGGATTATGGCGACGAGGAAGATATAACGCCTCCTTGGGAAGAAGATGTCGACGAGGACTCTTTTGGTTCAGCTGAGCCCAGAAAGGCAAAGTCTGTGCCCGTCAACTATCCCAAAATTGCTAAGGCTATTAGTGATGCTCAGCAAAGTGGCGTTCAAATCATGTTGCCTGACATCAACTTGGCACAACTTGACTTCATTCCCGATGTTGAACGCAACGCTATAGTTTATAGCCTTTCGACGGTCACAAACATAAACCAGGACTTGGCCAACGCCATCATCACCGGTCGTCCATACTCGTCGCTCGAAGACTTTATGAGCCGCCTCACACTTACCCCTGTTCAAATGATTTCTCTTATTAAAGCGGGTTCGTTTGACAGTGTAGAGAAAAAGCCTCGTCAGGCGATTATGCGCTCGTATCTTGAAGCTTTGGCCCGGACGAAAGTCTCGCTCAAAGACAAAGTTACGGCGGTTCATCTTAGTAAGGCTATCGATCTTGGAATAATCCCAGAAGATTACAAAATTCAAGTTCGTATGTTTAATTACAAGAAATGGATTGACAAAAATGAGAAACGAGCGCCTGAAAAACTTTACGTTCTTGTCGATCCCGACAGTGTCAAATTTTTTGAAACCTATCTAAAAGACAAAATGGTTTTGGGTAAAGAGTATGATACTGTCCCGGCCGGATATACGATGAAGCCGTCGGCCTTCGAGAAAAAATATAAAGAGTTTATATCCCCTTTGATGGATTGGTTTAGCTCGGAAGAAGGAAGACAGGTTCTTTATCAAGCAGAATGCGAAGCCGTGATACAAGAAATGTGGGACAAATACTGCCAAGGGAGCCTAAGTGCCTGGGAAATGTCTTCTATGAGTTTCTATTACAGTGGACACGAGCTGGCCGGTATGCAATCTTTGGCCTACAATCTCCGCTCTTTTAAAGACCTCCCAGAAGAGTTAAAACCAGTTCGAACGAAGAAACTCAAAAACGGGAAAGAGACCCCTGTCTACGACATCGTGGGGATTGCAGGCACGGTTGTTGGGGCAAACAATAACAAACACATTGTTTCTTTGCTTACCCCGACCGGTGTAGTTGATGTTAAATTTTACGCTGGAGCTTATATCCACTATAACAAAAACATTAGCGTGGTTGATGCCAAAGGCAAAAAGACCATGATTGAAAAATCGTGGTTCACTCGCGGCAATAAGCTGCTCATTTATGGCGTAAGACAAGAAAACATGTTTTTACCAAAAACCGACTACGACAAAGGGATACGACATTCGGTGAATTTCATCGAAACGACGGGACCATATCCAAAAATAAAACTAGAACGAGAAAATTGATTTTTCTGTCACAAATGCTTGACACGGGGCGCATCCCCGTGTTATACTTTCGTAAAAGGAGGTTTTGAGTTTAAATATGAACAATCAAGCCCAAGCAGAAAAAAAGGTCCGAGTTAAGGCCCGATTAGACCATATAACATATCCACGGAGCGGTCAGATTTCTGGATCGTGGACAATAGCCACCTTTAATCTTCTGGAAGTTTTAGAAGGCGATTTCCCAATTGAGTTGGAATGGAAAAACCAGTTTGTTGCCAAAGGCAAAATGCCTGCCTTAAACAACACAGATACGTACATAATCAGCGCGTTTGTGATAGAAGATGAAAAATACGGGCTACAATTAGAAACAGAATCAATGTACGTCGATTATAATTTGGACGACATAGAAGAACAAAAAAAGTTTTTTTCATTCTTTTTGACACCAAACCAAGTCGAAATCCTTTATTCTCAATTTGAAGATCCGATGAGACTTTTGAAGGAAAGGGATATCGATTCCCTTATTAAAGCCAAGGGGATTGGACCGGTCACTGCACAGAGAATGATAACCAAATACGAGGACTGCCAAGACAAAGGATTGGCGTATGTAAAGTTTTACGATCTCGGCCTCACCAAAGGAGCCATCGACAAGCTTGTTAAATTCTACGGCTCTCCTGAGGCGGCCGTAGCCGTTATCGAAAACAATCCCTATACTCTCATCATACAAGTCCCCGGTTATGGTTGGAATAAGGCGGATGCCATTGCGTTGGCACAAGGACTAACCCTTGACTGCCCAGAAAGGATGGGGGCCTATTTGGTCCACTATTTGAGAGAGCAGGCTGAGATAAACGGAAATTCCTGGGTTAACGTGGATGATTTGTGCTTGGCAATTGAACAAGTTTGTGGCCCTACGGACCAAGAAAAAGTGTATGAAGTTGTCCGCAGAGGAATCCGAGATAAGACATTATATTTTGACAATGTCGACGGTCGAATCGGGCTGACGGAATATCGAAGGCTTGAAGAAAACCTTGCCGACGAGATCGTCCGTATTCAAAATGGTAGCGCAGCCATCCCGATAGATGAAAGAAAAGCCAAAGAGGTTTTGGCTAAAGTTGAGAAAGAACAAGGATTCGGTTTTACAGAGGAACAGAACGCCGCCATATGGAATACTTTAAATAGTCAATTCAGTATTTTAACGGGCCTAGGTGGAACCGGCAAGACATCAGCTGTAAACGGCATCGCCCACGTCCTTAGAGAGCACAATTATCGCGTTGCTCAGGTGTCCTTATCCGGCCGTGCGGCCTCGAAATTGACTGAAATCACCCATATTCCCGGACAGACGATTCATCGTCTACTTGGGTACGATCCTGAGAGCGGTGGATTCCACTACAACAAAGAAAATCCCGTACCCTATGACATTATCATTGGCGACGAAGTTTCAATGTGGGGTGGCGAGATAACCCTAGACCTTCTACGGGCAGTTCCTAACGGAGCAAAAGTCCTGTTTATCGGAGATCCCAAGCAGCTTGAAGCAATTGGCCTTGCCAGCGTTCTGACCGACACCATCAAATCTCAAACTATTCCTACTGTGCAGTTAACGAAGATTCAACGTCAAAAAGCAGACAGTGGGATAATAACTCAGTCGCTGAAGGTGGCTTGTGGCGAACAGATAGTCTCAGCAAACTCAACAGGAACCGAATATCGTGGTGCGCTAAGAGATTTCAAGCTAGTAACCTACATAGACGCAGGATTAACGCAGTCTAAGATTATCGACGAGTTCAACGAGCTTTACAAAGAAAAGGGTGTCCCGGCTAAAGATATTCAAGTGCTCGTCCCGATGCGCTCTAAGGGGGAGGCTTCGTGCCGAGCTCTGAATATTGCTATCCAGGAAATTGTGAATGGCTGCCCGCAACGCAACGAAGTAACGATAAATTATGTTGATGGCAACTTCAAATATTGTTATACCTATCGGAAAAACGATAGAGTAATTATAATGAAAAATAATTATAAAACAATAAATACGGAAGGCCATAAAGAGCCTATCTTCAATGGTAATGTTGGATATATCAAAGAGATTGGCCCGGATTATATGATTATCAATTTGACAGAACAAGGCGACATTATCCTAACTGAAGACAACTATGACAATCTTTCTCTTGCGTATGCCATCACCGTCCACAAAAAGCAGGGAGATTCGTCGCCTTATGTAATTGGGGCAATTGATTCTTCTTCCTATGCACTCATTTCTAAAGAGTTGCTATACACCATGATAACAAGGGCTCGAAAATACTGTGTTATAGTGGGACAAAAAAGAATTTTACAACAAGCGGTTAAAATCAGCCGCGTTAAAACTAAACAAACTTGGCTTAAGGAATTGCTGCAGGCCAAAGAGGCTGCGAAAGCAGCAAAGGAGAGCATCTGTGAGTAAACAAAAAGCAGAATTTGACAATCTGGAGACTATATCGGTTGATTTGGGCAAATTGGGTAATACGGTCCTCCCCGGCTCGGCGGAGTATGAATATTATTTAGATCTTAACGACCGAATCTTATATATCGATTTTGATATTGACAATAATCTGACCGACTATTCCCGTCGAATTATTCGTTGGAATCGAGAAGACAAGGATATTCCCGTTGAGGAAAGAAAACCCATTAAGATTCTTATCCAGTCTTATGGTGGCGGTCTTGACTCTTGTATGCACTTTATGGACACCCTTTTGCTAAGCAAAACCCCTGTCTATACTTACAATATCGGGATTGCATACTCGGCTGGGTTCTATTTGCTTTTGGCGGGGAGCAAGAGGTTTTCTTATCCAAACGCGCAATTCCTGATTCATAGTGGCTCTGGGGGTGCAGGGGGGACCTACGAGCAAAGCAAGAGCCAGATGGAGCACTATAGTAGTCGCGTCGAACTTCTGCGCAAGTATACACTAGGAAGAACGTGCATTCCAGAAAAGCTATATGCCCGCAAAAAGAGTACCGAGTGGTTCCTATCGGCCACTGAGGCTGTCCAGTATGGTATTGTCGACAGGGTAATCGAATCTTTGGACGAAATTTTTTTCTAAATTTTTTGTAAAAGTTGTCTAAAACGTTTGACAAGCTGCAGATTCTTGTGTTATGATTAAAATATCAAAAGAAACAGGAGGGTTTGAAGAAAATGACGACGACATTAACAAAACATGGAGAATTAAGAGTAACACAGCGCTCTGCAAGAGAAGACGCAAATTTATATGCGGATAGAGCATATCGAAATGGGAAGAAACCAGAAACTTTTACTTATTCGAAATTTGTAGCCTATCTTAATAAAGTTGCAAGTCGCTCTGTCGCAGGAGCTCAATTGAGGGTTTTCAATAATCAGATATTTGTGTTTAGTCCGAACAACGAACTGATTACCGTATTAAACGTCCCCTCAATTTACACGAATAAAAAATTCAGAGGTAAAAATGATAGAATTACGAAGTGCAATGAGACGAGCGGGCTGTTCGACTGACTTTATTTATTTTGTATCAAAAATTTTGAAAGATCAAACAATAGTGTGGAACGACACCAAAATCGAGACCACATGGGTAAGTATCCGAGTTGAAGAAGGATATCATACAATTGAAATATATGACTAAGGAGGGCGAGTTTGTGAGCGAGCAAAAAGAAAGAGATTATCCAAATATTTCTGAAGAAACGTGGAAGCAAATAGACGAAGAAATTTCCAAACATTCTAACGAAGAATTGAGGCGCGGGTTTGTTTTGAAAAATTTCGGAGAGGGCGGACACCTGTTTTTGACCATTAAACAAATGGGGGTTGAAACCGGGCTGACACGTGTCGAACCCTACAATTGTAACCGAGAAGCCGAAGAAGGGCTGAAGCATCTGAACGACGTGGACGGGTGGCCTGGCGGTATTTCTCGATTGACCGAAGAATTTTGCAGTGACCAAGTGGGAGTCATCAAAGACGGGCAATTGGTTTGTCCGAACGGAGAGGTCGTGTCGGAAGACAAGATTGCTCTCGGGAAAACAATCATCGCCCACGATCCTCTCTACGGCCCGTTTTTTGTCGGCGTACCCGACACAAGATACGACGACGGCAGTTTCGATTGTGTTGCTTTTGGGTATATAGATGACGCCCTTGATTTTGTCAACAATCAACGGTGGAAAGACCCGGCGGTTATGAAAGAATACAAGAAAGGAGAAGAAGAGCATGTATCAGAATAGGAATTTGTGTTTTGAAGTTGAAGATTTCACGAAAAAGGGGAAGAGTTACGAAAATCTCCATAAATTTGTCGACCTCCTTCTCGATCAAGAACAAGTAATAAAAATCTGGAGTGACGGAGAATATATCTCTGTTGAATACGATTACGACGATCCTAACATTGCCGAGGCGGCCCTCGAGTGGGTAAACCTGAACAAAGAGTACGTTGGGGTTTATAAAGACGATATGGAAAAAGACATAGACCCCGGCGACGAGGTTCCACCTCCAGAAAACATAAAATTTTTTGAAAAAGAAAGCAAAATTGTGTCATAAACGCTTGACAACTCAAGCATCTTGTGATACAATGTATATACTGGGTTCGTTAAGCGACCCGCCCGCACAAGATTCCACAAGCTTGTTCGGGAAAAGGTTTAACTAGTCCTCGCCGGTAGCGTTGCCGAAACAATAAGCGAGATAACGAAGAAAGAACGCTTGGGGTTGCTGCTATTCTCGTAAGCAACGCCGAGAGACAGTGGCGAGGAACGGGGCACCGTGATTGTGTGTAAAGCTAAGGGAGACTAAGGGAACAGTTTGTGGTAACCCAAAGCCAGTGGAGAGAATCGTCTCAGCTCTAGGAAGCGGCGTAGCTTACACATAATTGTTTTTACTGCGGAATGGAGAAGTAGTAACTCGTCAGGTTCATACCCTGGAGAACGTCGGCGCACATCCGACTTCCGCGACCACTTGGGCACAGAAACATTTTGGGTTTAGGGTAATCCAAAACCCTTGTGCTAGCCGAACTCCAATAGCGAGTGTAAGTTGGATATCCAACACGGGGGTCACTCGGCAACCCCCATATTGGTCCCTGGTGTAATGGCAGCATATCAAACTTTGACTTTGGTGGTGGTCGTTCAAATCGACCGGGATCAGCCAATATGTGACCGTGGCGGAATTGGCAGACGCGCCAGCCTTAGGAGCTGGTATCACAGATGTGTGAGTTCAAGTCTCACCGGTCGCACCATCTCGGGGCGTGGCGCAGATGGTAGCGCACCTGACTGGGGGTCAGGGGGTCGTCTGTTCAAATCAGATCGCTCCGACCATACGGGACGTAGGAAAGTTTCGACCGCACTTAACTCCGACGTGAACTGTGCGGGACCTGGGAGCATTACCCAGACGTTCCACCATTATGCTGTAATGGCTCAACGGCAGAGCAGCTGATTTGTAATCAGCAGGTTGTAGGTTCAAATCCTACTTGCAGCACCATATAATGCTAATAAGATGTTGAGCTATGCCCGATGCAGCAATTGAGCGTGATGCTGATGGTGAATATCGTTGGAGTCGGTACGGACACCTCGTAATAATCTTATTGGAAACCATCACTTTTAGGCTAACCACCTTGCAAACCTAAGTGAGTTGCACACCTCTGGGGGAGATAAACGGGTTGGGCGTTTTGATTGGCAACGCTGCTAAAATACAGAGTCAATAAGCAATGCGTCAATTGCAACTTGCGTGATTGCGGTAAAATGGTTTCTGGAATGTGCTTTGCGTCCTATAAAAAGCTCATTACAAAGTGGGAGAATCTATCTCAACTGCGCAGACGAGATATGCATTCGGGTAATTGCCACACAATACGGTGATAAAACCTATTCCGTATAATATGGAAAGTTCGCATAATGGTATTGCAGAGGCCTTGAAAGCCTCCGACCGAAAGGTTATATAGGTTCGAATCCTATACTTTCCGCCAAGCTTGCAGGTGTAATTCAATGGTAGAATTCCAGCTTCCCAAGCTGGCTGCGTGGGTCCGATTCCCATCACCTGCTCCAAATATCTAAAAAAGTTGCAAATAAAACTATAATTTTATTTGCCGATTTTTATCAAAAAGCTGTCACAAACGGTTGACAGGTTTTTGTTTTTGTGGTACAATTTTCTTGTAAATACCTAAAAGGAGGCCAATTTATGGCAAAAACAAAAAGGACTTATGCTCGTCCGTTTGTAAAATGGGCGGGTGGCAAAGGTCAACTTATATCTCAACTTGACAAACTTCTTCCCGTCTCTTGCGACGAAGAAGATTTTTACACGCAGGTCAAAAAGGGGGAATATACCACCTATGTAGAGCCCCTCGTCGGTGGGGGGGCGATGCTCTTCTATATGATGCAGCGCTACCCGTTCAAACGTGGCGTTATTTGCGACTGCAACAAAGAGCTTATCAATGTTTACCGCTGTGTGAAAAGAAATGTAGACAAGCTTATTTCCGAATTGAAAAGTCTTCAGACACAGTACGATGAACAGCCGACGCTTGACGGGAAAAAGGCGTTGTTCTTGTTGAAAAGACAATCCTTCAACACAACCCCTCTTTCTATTAAAAATTGCTACGCAAAGGCGGCAGAGTTTGTCTTCCTCAATAAGACTTGTTTTAATGGGTTATATAGGGTGAACAGTAAGGGTGAGTTCAACACCCCGTTTGGTCAGTACGAGAGCGCATGGCTGTGCGACGAAGAGAACCTCAGGCTTTGCTCCGACATTTTGCAAAAGGTAGACATTCTTTGCGGAGATTTCCAAACAACGGAGTGGGACATCGGCCCCGGAAGCTTCGTGTATTTCGATCCGCCGTATCTTCCATTAAAGGATAAAAACTCTTTCACGGCTTATGACAAGGATGGTTTTGGAGACAAAGAACAAGAGCGCCTCTATGGGTTTTTTATCGAGAGCGCGAAAAATGGTGCCAGCGTAATGCTCTCGAATTCGGCAGACGACAACGACACCTCTCTTCGCGACAAATACGAGGGGAATCCTGGCATTTACGTGACCGAGGTTAAAGCACGTCGCAACATCAACAGCAAGGGCGACGGTCGCGGCAAAATCGGAGAGATAGTTGTCACCAACTGGTTGCCGAAAAAGGAGGACTAAAGTGTTCGACGATTTTGGGTTTTTTCTTTCGGTGATGTTGGCCGAAGAAGACAGGCTTCACGAAGAGGCAGAGGAGCTCGAAGACTGGCAGGAATACTACCAAGACGACGATTGCGACGACGAGGAGGACTGGGACGCATGATCTTCCCGATTGTGGTTATGTCAATACTCGTTGTCGGCTTCGCCATTTGGGCTTTGCTAGACTGTAAAAAAATAGGAGGCAAAAAATGAAAATAATTCTTAACCGTTCTTATGGAGCTTTTGAAGTGAGTAAAGACTTCTGTGATTATTATAATATTCCTTATGACGATTGGGGAAGGCTGATTGTCCCCAAAGAAGATATAACAAGGACAGACGCTCGTCTTATAGAATATGTGGAGAAGTTTGGAGGTAATAAAGCCTCGGGTTGGGGGTCGGCGCTCGATCTTTTTGAAATACCCGCCGGTAAACAATATAGAATTCGAGAGCGTGATGGTTACGAATGGCTCGAACATCCAGAAGATATAAAATGGGAGGTGGCTGATTGACATGAACGAAGAAAAAGGCGTAATTCAATTATACGTGATCCCGCCACGCAAGAAGCCCCCGATTACCAAGCCGATCGATTTCTACATCGTGCGCTGGTATGCGGCACCATATGAGCTGGAGTTCGATGCCCCAAACCAAAAATGTTTTTTGACAGAAGCGGCGGCAATGATTTTTGCCAAAAACCAAATTAGGGGCAATCTACCACTCCCATTTGTCGCAAAAATAACTCGAGAACAGACCGAAATCAATATGGACTACATCCGGGATTTAGAAAAGGTTCAGGATTGGTAAAAAAAGCAAGCAAAGCTGTCATAAGTAATTGACAGCTTTTTTCTTTTGTGGTAAAATAATAATTAATGGAGGAAACAGTAAAAGCAAAAAAAAATAAAAATATTTTTGTAAAATAGTTGACAACTCGGCTTTAAGTGTGTTATACTAAAATTACAAAAAGCGTTAGGGGGTAATAAATGAAAGCGAAGTTCTTATACAGAGACCAAAAAGATTCTTCGGTGTGGTGGTATGAATATCGCAACCACGACTATTGTGTTCAAACGAATAAAAGGAGGAATAAAAAATGACAACTTACACAGCGACATTTGAAGAAACAAGTTTTTTACCAGTTAGGCAATACGATGTAGGCACGCTTGACAGCCTTATGCGTGTTATTCGAGTGGAAAAAAGAAACGCATTATACGACCTGACGGTAACGTTATCCAAAATCGAACGCGACGACGAAATGCCGATAAAAGGCGAAATCGTGGACGAAGTGCAGTTCAGCATAAGTAAAAACAGCCCTGCTTTACAGGCCGAAATCAACAAGCTGAACACCGAAGTCGCATATCGCGACAGAAAAATCGAACAGCTGGAACAGCAAATCAGAGGGCTTGAAGGCCAGTTTGACGAAGCAAAAGAACAAATCAGACAGCTGAAAAATTTGCAATCTTGGCAACAAGCCGACTAAAAGGAGAGATACTATGAACAAAGAACAACTGTTTTTTGGTGTTGGCTTAGGCTTTCTTCGACTTTATGTCGACAAACTCATCGAGGAGGTAGAAAACCAATGAAAGTGCCAGAATATTTACGCAAGAAAATTATGCGGCGTGCCAAACTTGCTACAGAATTCAACAAGGTCGATAGAGAAATAGCCGAATGGATAGATAGTCACGGAATAAAAAGCGAGTATGCGATGAGCGGTTATGTAGAAGCGATATGCGGGGAATACGATGCCGCATACGATACAATTAAAGATATTGAGGAGGCTTAATGATGGCGAAAATAAGAGCTGAAATCGAAGTGCTGGACGACAAATATTGTGAGAGGAAAGATGATGTTTGCCCTATGTGCTTAGAGGGAAATTGGGGAGGATGGTATTGTTGCCTTTTTGATGTTGGTTTAGAAACAGATAACGACGTTGGTTACTATTGGTGTATTCGTTGCGATAAGTGCAAACAAGCGGAGATAGAAGAATGAGAAACTATGCTGATATGCACAAATTTACTACCAGAAGCCTGATAAAAGGCGTGCCTATAAATAACTACAAAAAGGCGTGCAAAATAATCGAGCGGCGACTTAAAAACAGAATAGTCGCAAAAAGACCTGCATCAGAAAGAAAACGCCGCAGAGGGTTTAAGGAGGAGAAAAAATGAAAAAGCGTAGAGGTTATAATCGTTATACACTCACCAGAAAGATGTCCAGAAAAGTTATAAACCGAGAGCTTGACAGACTTGAAAAGATTGAATCACGCAATCTTGATATTGATACATATATCGTACAGAACTTGCGAAAATTCGTAGACACTTTACAGGATTTGCCAAACAGCACTGAAATTGAGCAGCGGCTTATTAAATACGCCAAAGAAAGCAAGTTGGCTGGATGCTCTGCAGATGAAAATAGATTGTATGTCTGGGGAGAGGAAGAGTTGTGGATAGAGTGACGACAAAGGAATCAAAAACCGGAAGGGAAAAGGAGAACTGAAATGAAATTCTACCACAAAGACGGCAGGGTGCTTGAAGTAAAAGAGAGAACAAAGAGGCAAATCTGGAAAGTGCTGAAAAGTTATTGCAGACCGGAGGAGTTACAGAATCTCGAATATATCGGCAATCAACACATCTCGGTGAACAACGGCAACATTTACGCCGATTTTTACGACCACCGCTATAAGGCGGCAGACGGTTCGACGTTCAAAACAACACTTTTTATCGCAGATTATAGCGATTATATAGGAGAACTAAAATGAGAGTAAGGAGGCTGCGAAATGAAACAATATAAAAGATTAACAAATCAAAAATGGTCAGAAGATATTGACTTAACACAAGAACTCGGTTATTCATACATTTACAAAAGGCTGTATGAACTTGAAACCAAGATTGAGAATGGAACGCTTGTCCCGAAATATTCGATTGTGGATTGTGGTGACACACATTGCGTTTGTGCGGTAGACACCAACAATTTGCTCGTAATTGGCGAATACGATACTGAGGAAGAAGCCAAACAAAGATTAGAGGAGATAAGGAATAAAAATGAGAATTGAGGTATCTCTTGACAATGTAAAAAAAATCGAGATGCACTACAAAGAACCACAGTTTGGATTATGGGCAATAGTCCGTTATTGTGGGCAACAAGGCAAGCCCTACGCTTTGGCTGAATATTATATGTACGGGAAAGAGCTTGTTTCGGGGGAAGAACTAATTTGCTTCACTTATGCCCCCCGAAGCTATGCTTTTTCGATCATTGAAAAAGGTTTCAAATCGAGAGAGGCGGCCAAAAAAAGACTGATGGAAATAAGAACCGAAAAACAAGAAAAACAAGAGAGAATTTTGTCACAACCACTTGACACTTAAGCATCATTGTGCTACAATAATTATAGAACCAAGAAGGAGGTATTCAAATGAAACTAGAAAGCAAAAAAGAAATCAAAATAGGCGACATCGTTAAAATCCGCGCATGGGAAAGCATGGAAAAAGAATACGGCCTCGACGAAGACGGCGACATCCTGGTAAACCCAGACACCGCATTTGTGGTGGAGATGAGACCGCTCTGCGGGTTGACCGCCGAGGTTGTTAATATAACCCACGACGAAGACGGAAAGGTCATCCAGCTTTGTTTCCCGGAAAAGGAAGAATCTGAGCACGACACTCGCTGGTGGTTTACAGAAGAAATGTTCGAGGAAAAGGAGGACGACAATGGCAAAATTTAGAGTCGGAGATTTGGTAAAAATTCGAGAATGGAACGATATGGCGCGAGAGTATGGTTTGGACGAAAAAGGCGACATTAAAATGTTCCATACGGGATTCCCCGCTTCTGCAAAATGGTTGTGCGGTAAAGTCGCCTACATCAGTGATCTTAGTGATGGCCTTCTACTTAGTTTTGTAGAACCTGTTAAATTTCCTTGGATATATTTTTATGAGGAAATGTTGGAACCTTTGTCCGCAAAAGATCGTGCCGATGTAGAAATCGGAGGTTACGCGAAGGTCATTACGCGCGGCACGTTGTTTGAAGGTTGGTTTGTTTTTATTGATGAAAGGGGGTACGATTATAATAATGTCCATGGCACCGTTGTGTTCCCCCCAGAAGGAAAGGGGCAACAGGGCTATTTCAATGATGTAGACTTGGAGCCTGTTACAAATCCAGATTGTCTGAAATGGCTGAATCTGTTCAAAGACGGACCAACTGACACAGGATGGACATTGGATAAAGTTAAGGCTGAAAGAGAACAGTATCAGGAATATCTGAGAAGGGTGTCCACAGAGAACCCAGAATTATTAGGGCAACCTTATGAGCTTTATAAGTCTTATTTGGAAGAAGTGAACGAGAAAAAGGAGAAAAAAGAGGACGACAATGGCAAAATTTAGAGTCGGAGATTTGGTCATAATCCGCGCATGGGACGATATGGCAAAAGAGTACGGCGTTGACGACAACGGCATTATTAAGGTGGGTATGGGATTCCCCGCTTCCGCAAAGGCGTTGTGCGGTAAGGTCGCTCAAATCACCGAGATCGGGCGCGGCGTTCGTCTTAAACTCGTGCACCCCGTCAAAGCCCCTTATGTATATTTTACGCTTGATATGTTAGAACCTCTGTCAGCAGAAGGCCGCGTCGATGTGGAAATCGGGAGCTACGCGAAGGTGGTAAGAGGTAAGGCAGAGGGTTGCTTTGTCTTGGTTAGTGACGACGGCCACGGGTACAACGAGGTTGGCGGCACCGTTATGTTCCCCAAAGAAAGAAGGGGCGAACACTATCATTTCGAGGATGCGGATTTGGAACCCGTCACCGAAGATATTAACTGGTTTTGTTTTTAAGGAGTAAAAAATGGCTGAGTTCACCATGATTAATCGCAAGTTAGATAACGCACTCAGACAAGTGGTTGCCGATGCCTTCAAAAACCTAAATTACCCCTGCTACCACTCATCGTATCATGTGTGGGGGGCCGAAGCCATCATCGACTATCCCGAATATCCTGGAAGCGACACTTACAGTCAACTCTGCGGCAAATTGAAAACCTATAAGGTATCCTTGCCGGTAGATGAAAACATCGATCTGCAAGCACTCGCTAAAGAATTTGTTCGTCAAGCGGAAGAAATAGAACATGCAGCCTACAACGAAGCGCTCGGCAAATGGTCAGAAACTTACCCCATAGACATCTTGCGCGAAGCAATGGAGTGCCACGAACTTTGTGGTTGGAGTCTATTGGCGCACGACGGCGAGGGGGTTATTTATCACGGCAGAGCAACCGCAGTGCATTACGCACTATATCTTCCCAATATGGGGAAACTTACACAAAGAGAGATATGAAGTTATGAAAACAAATCTTAATAGGCGAAAATGACGAAGAAGATGACGAGGAGGACGAAGAAGACTATGAATAAGAGCTTGGAGTTTGTGAAAAAAAGTATAGCAACACAAGGCCAGGATTGGCCTTACGACAATGATAAAGGTGTCGCTGTCTTGTCGCTTAAGGGCGTTTTGGGACGCACTTTTAAAGCCAAAACCTTCGACGAAGAAGTTGCCGATTTTTTTAAAGATGACGATGATGTAAGTATTCCAACGACACTGATTAACGGCAAACCGATCGATGTTGAAATGACTTTGGCCGATGACAACTATGAGGATTTTGATTTTTTCAGCTCTTATAATGGATATACCGATGGTTCTCTCGATGTCATTCTTGAAAAGATAAAAGGAATGCTTCAGAATCTGGCGAATTTGGCTTCTCGTCCCAAAACTAAAATAGCAACCATAGAAGATTTGGATGGCGTACAAAAAATCAAGATAACGGTTGGGGAAGTTGTTGTTTGTCAAACAGAGGCGGAGCCTCCTATCGCTGAAAAACCTTGGATAGCGAAATCTTTGAAAATATTTATTCCAGCACACTTTGAGCTGGTAAAGTGAGAGGAGAAAACTATGAAAAGTATTATAACCTATACTTCTTATGACAAGAGGTTTGTCTCCGAAAATCCTTCGGATGTTAAAAAATATGAATTGGGAATCATAAACAAACACAAGGTCTACACATCTCAAGACTCGTCTTTTTCGGTCTTTAAAGTAGATGATAAGCCTTTCTTCGAGTGCTTAATTGAAAACCTTGCCTCTCACTGTACGGAAACTATAAGCCCTCCGTGTTATGTCGTGTGGGAACCTTATGCGAATAACAATTCTGGAACGTTTACCAGTTTGGAAACCTACAAAAAATCAGAAGCGTGGAGAGACAAGCTATTGGCAGACTTCGAGTTCGCTCAGCCAGAAAGACTTCTGGACAACCTGGAAGAGATTGTGACGAAGGTAGAGACAATTACGGTAAAATACAAAGAACCCGAATACCGCTGGGCAATTATTCACCCTGCGGGCCACCCCCTCGACGTACAAGAATATTGCATCGAAGGGGAAGAGCTCATTTCGGGCACAAAACTTTGGGACTGGGTCGCAAGAGATGAGTATGGTCTGCCCTTTGAGCCAGGCTCAATCGTTGCCACTTTCCCAACAAAAGAAGAAGCACTGGCGGCGTTGCCGAAGTACAAGAATTCTTGGGCACTTCCGGGTTAAAAGGAGTGAACCAATGGTTAGAATTAAGATAGCAGAAGAGCAAGATAATTGCGTGACGGTATATTGGGCACCGACGCACAAGAAAAAAAGGAACGATTAGATGGCTGATTTCTACATGTATATAGGACTTCCTGGTTCGGGGAAAAGCACAATAGCCGCGGCTCAAAAAGGTGCAACAATCATCAGTAGCGACGCAATTCGTGGAGAACTTTATGGCGACGAAAATATTTTCGGCAAGCGCGACGAGGTGTTTGGACTAATGTTATGTCGCACCAGAGAAGCCCTCTTAAGAGGAGAACCGGTGTGCTATGATGCGACCAATCTCGCGAGCAGACGTCGCAGGGGCCTATTGGAACAGCTTCCAAAGGGTACGAAGAAACATGCAATCGTTGTGTGGGCTCGATACAGCACTTGTTTAGAACGCAACGCCAGAAGAGAACGAAAGGTAGAACCCGAAGCAATTCGTCGCATGTTGACGCAATTCGAGGTCCCCTATTATGACGAAGGATGGGACGACATTACCATTCTCAAGAACGACGAAAAAGGATATGAACCGTCCGAATTGTTCGAACTGTTAAATATTCCTCACGACAACCCTCATCACGATGGCTCAATCGTCGAACACGTCTACCGAGTCCAAAGAGCTGTTCACACCCTTTTGTACGCCGAGGATGACTCTCGTTTCCCCGACGAAGATACAAAGAATTTGGTTTACCCAATCCTTCGAAGTGTAGCGACATGGCACGACGTCGGCAAGCCTTTTGTAAAATCCTTCTTCAACGCAAGACAAGAATTCACACCGAAAGAAGCTCATTACTATGAACATGCCAACGTTTCGACATATCTTTATCTCGGAATCGAAGGTGTGGATGCCACGAATATCGACGCTGACTTATGTACGGCGTATCTTATAAATATACATATGTTGAAATTTGAGAAAGAAGGTAAACGATATAAATCGTTGCCGGCGAACATCAAAATCTTGCTCGATTTCTTCAACGAATGTGACATCGCAGGAGCATAGAACTATGGAATTAAAAGTTCAAAATTTAATTACAACAGACTTAAACTGGCGCAAAACATTGGAAGAACTTTCCATTACGTTAAAAGAAGATGAAAACTACCTTCTTTTAAAATATGGAATTGCCGCCGATTTTGCCAACCCGATTGTTCAAGAATGTCGTGGTTTGATTTTGAACAAATCTACTTGGGAAGTGGTTTGTCATTCGTTTGATAAATTCGGTAATTTTGGCGAGTCTTATGCTCCCGAAATAGACTGGACGACGGCGCGTTGCCAAGCCAAGATGGACGGCTCGCTTATTAAAGTGTGGTACGACAAGGGACAATGGCATGTTTCTACGAACGGGACGATCGACGCTTACAAGGCAGAGCTCCAGCAGTCAGACCTTGTGACAGGCGATTGTCCATATCATACCTTCGGCGAACTCTTCGATGCGGCGCGACAGGCACAGCTCCCGTCCTACGAGCACCTCGACTCCGACTGTACTTATTCATTTGAACTTTGCTCGAAATATAACAAGGTCGTGTGTCAATATGGCGAACCAACAATCTACCACATCGGTACTCGAAACAACAAGACAAACGAAGAAAGCAATCCCGACATCGGAGTGCAGAAACCAACCGAATATCCCCTCCATTCTCTCCAAGACTGTATAGAGGCGGCGGCTCACTTAAGCTATAATGAAGAAGGGTACGTTGTGGTTGATGCCGACTGGAATAGAATCAAGGTAAAATCGCCGACATACATCGCGGCGCATTACATGAAGAACAATGGGCAGGTTTCGCTCAAAGGGTTGTTGCAATATTACCGCGCTGGCGACCTGGACGAGTTCGTGACTTACGCACCCGAATATGCCCCCGTCGTAACAAAGCTATATAAATTGCTCAATGCCCTCAAAGAGGAATTGAGAACGACAATGACCGAAAGTAAATACAAAGCATACTCTCGCAAGGATTTTGCTTTGGCCGTCAAAGAATCGGGCACCCGATACCCCGACTATTGTTTCAAGTGGTACGACGGAATCGACTACACCCCCGAACGATACCTTGAAGAGCTTTCGTTCGAACGATTCCTCAAAATTGTCGAAGCGCGTTGGGATTCTGTCACAAACGGTTGACAAACGACAATGGTTGGTGTATAATAAGAAAAAAAGGAGTAAAGACAATGGTAGAAGTTTTGAAACTTGACTATGACCTCGTTTACAAAGTGGGGGACTACGTCCAAGTTAAGAAGGGCATTGATGGGTTCTTGGTATCTTCTAATTGGGACTCTGGTATTCCCGACGGTTGGGTAGGTAAAATTCACGAAGTTTGCGAAGGCGAAACAGAACGCGACAAATTTTTCACCGCCATTACGGTGATGCCCGAGAATAGACGCAACGACCTGTTCTACTTATTCATTCCCAGACAATTTGAGGTGATGAAGTCTGTTCCGAGCGAAATCGCGAACGCCGAGCTGAACCCCATTCCACAATTGAGAATGGACCAAGACGATGACGTAGAAGTCCATCAAATGGGGTTGTCAAAATATTGGCACGACAGGCTTTCACAACCTTGTTACTGCGGCAACAAAGGTGAGATAATAATTACCGATCGAAGACACAAGAACTTTTTGGTGCTTTGCGAAGCGTGTGCGACGAAACTCTATAAAGAGCTTGGTGATGCTTTGGAAGAGCTGAAAAAGAGTAAGGAGTAAAACAATGGCTAATAATCGGATTTATTTAAGATGCCGAAAATGCGGGCAAGCCCTGTTCTTGGGAAAGAACTTCGGCGCTGAATGGTTTTGGACGGATTACGATCACACGGGACATCTCGAAGATAAGTTAAACGACTTCTTTCTCGAACATTGCTTCTGTGACAAAGAGTATAACGAAGACGAGTGTTTGGGGTTGGATACGCCCATCGGCAAAATTAATCGATTCGACACAAACTTTGAGATTGCGTATGAGTGCGACGAACCCGAAGAAGCTCAAAACGAGTACAGCTGTATATGGGCAATAATGCCAACGATGGCGATGTCTGATAAAGAAGAAGGAAAGGAAGGATAACACGATGGCTGACGAAATCAAAGAGACATTCGAAGACTTAACCAACAAACGCTGTCGGACATGCGCTGTCTGCGGCAAACCTGAAAATGATGGGCTGCTCTTCGATGATTCTGCGTGGATCTGCAACGACTGCCGAGCGGTGCTGGGTCAGTTGAGAGGATGTTATATTCGTTCAGTTAGACGTAAAGAGAAGAGTCAGCAAATCAAGAACGGCTTGACCAACGAACGAGCTCGTCTGCTGATTGAGAGTTGGTTCTGTAACTTCTGTCCGAACAAAGGGCAGCCTTGTATGACTGATTTAAAATCAGAGAGGGAATGTGTCAATAATAAATTGGCAAAGATTGGGCTGTACGTTGGGCATCGAGAATTTCCGTTGATCGAGAAGATGAAAATCAATCGTCCACGCTTTCTTCAAATACGAGAACAAGAGACGTGCGACAACTGCGGGCGAGAATTTCCGTCGGGCAACGCCATGGCCAGAGTCGAAGTTTATGGCCGGACGACAGAGGACGAGACATGGGGACACTCCTACGTATTCTGTCCGATGTGTGCTAAGATGCTTTTGAGAAAGGCTGAAAGAGCAGAACAAGAGGGTAATTTATAAAACCCATATAGACCGAAAGGTCTATATGGAATCTTAATTTTTGATTTTGTGGCCGGGTGTGGTCATAGGTGGTCAGAGGTGGCCAAAAGTGGTTAACGACCGTTCACTTCATATATCTGTTAAATAGAAATATTGGCGTAAAAGTATTAAGCCAAATTCTAAAACCTGTTAAAAACATCGAAAAAGGAGTAAAAATTTGTCAAAAACAGTAAATTTCAACCTTGAGCAAGAGCTACGTTTTCGGATTCCAAAGTCAGCGTTCGTAAACGTCTTAAACGCAAAAGACTTTGCCCCGATCACAAAAACGAAGGCCGAAGTCATCACCCAATACTGGACGTACAACGACGGCGTCGCTCGTAGCCGTATCCGAACCATCCGAAGAACTTATGCAAAGACCATCGGACTACCCGAAGAAACCGTCTACACCGCATGCACGAAGTATCGCCTGACCGACACAGAGCAAATCGAATTCGAGCAGCCGATCACGAAGGCGGAGTACGAAACCGTACTATCCCTATATCCGAAGGCAGAGCCCGTAAGCAAACTCCGAATATACTTTTACACGAAGGAGAATCCCGGAATCGAATTCAGCGCAGACATTTACGCGAACTATGACGATGTCATCATCGAAGTAGAGACTCCACAAGACGCTTCCGTAGACGGAAGAATAGTGATACCGTCCTGGATCGTAAACAACGCCGTTATAGGTGTCACAGGCAAGCAAGTATAATAGGTACGCACGCGAGAGAGAGACCCAAAATAGGGCCTCTTTTCTGTTATTTTAGGGACGGCTGACCACTTGTAACCCCTGTGTAACCCCCTCATAACCACCGTGTCGAAATCGATGCGGTTAAAGGGGCCGAATCCGGTGGGGTTTTTTGTTAGGAAAAACGTGTAAAAAACCTAACAAAACCTATGAAAAAGTGTGATTATGGGGAAATAAAGGGGGTGGAAAATGTGTAAAACCTGTACCAATTTAGCTCATAAAAGTGGTATTATCTGCACCAAATTGGCTCATTTTTTGGGGGTTATTTTCACCTTTGACGGCGGTCGTAGTCATCGAACGACTCGATAAACCGTCATCGAATGTGCCGATTCTATTCCTTTTTGGCGTTACCGACCATCGGATTTTATGCCGCAGCTATATCACTATAATGATAGTCCCGCCGCCAACGGACGGATAAAACGCACGATGTCAGCGGTCGATTTTCGGGATAAAACGCAGGCATAATCACGATCGGGTTAACGAAAGAAAAGCGAAAAAAAAGCGAAAAAAATAAGGTGGCGTAATCTGTAGGCAGCGCCGCCGCCGAAGTAAAGATTTTGGCGAATACGGCCCTAAAAAGTAAAGATTTTAGGGTCTTAGTTGTACAGGTTTAGCGTGAAAACCGCAGGATTTTGTTCGTTTTTTATGCACATCGGGGGAGGATTTTTGGGGCTGAGTTTAGTTATGACTAAACTTTTTGTTTAATATTACTAAACTTATGTAACATTTTTTTTAGATTTATAACATTTATAATGTTAAATATTGAGAAAAAACGTTATCGTTGATGGCGGCGGATGGCTCGTAACCATAATTTTTCGTTATGATTTCAGGCTAAACGATAACTTTTTGTTATGATTTAGCGTGTTTTTATGTCCCATTTTTGGGACATTTAACCACTTCTGACCACTTTGGAAGAGGTGTGTTTGTTTAGTTATAGCTAAACTTTCTGTTTAATATTACTAAACTTTTACCTTTAAAACGGCGGCGGACGAAGGCGAACGTAGGCCTTTTGTAGGGGCATTTTGTCCCCATTGGGTGACATTTTTAGAGACATTTGACGCCGTCAAAAGGCATCGAAAACGCGACCTTTGAAGTTCATCGAGAGCTGTTGAGACCCTCTAAAAATAGCCGCCGCCAGCCGTAATTTTCGTTATAAAAAGTGTATATTTTTTTCAACGAATTTGACCTGTTTTGTGTCATACTTTAACCCCCGTTAACCCCTGTTAACCCCTTGTTTTTTATGTCCTTTTTTTTGGTACATTGTCACCCTGTTTTTCATTTCATTTTACCCCTCGAAAATCGCTCAAAATCGCTGAAAATCGCCCAAAATCGCCGTTTTTCGGAGCAAAAGTTGGGCGGGAAATAGGACGGAACGATCGGTGCATAATTATGCAATTTTTCTGCATAAATATTCATTTTTTGATACGGCAACTATGTCCCGTTTTTGGTACATTCGAACGCCCTCGGAATCATCATCCGCCGCCCCAAAAAATTTTTTTATTTTTCTTATTTTTTTTTTGAAAAATGCTTGACTTTTCAAGGTGAGGTGTGGTATAATAAAATTACACTCAAGGAAGGAGGAAACGCAATGCGAAAAAACACAAACGCCCTTGTTAAACCCAAGGGAAGCAAGTGGGCGCCGTTAAAGCCGACAGAGCTAAGCGCCGAAGAAGTCGCCGCCATCGATGCTCGGATCCTTCAGGAGGAGCTCGGAGAGCAGACGCTGTGCTGGCTATGTCGGAAGGTGACACAAGGATGGAAGAGCAAGTGCCCGAAGGCATCGCGGGGCATCCCGGTCGAAGGGAGCGAATATACCACCCATCAAGGGCCTTTGGGAGAACAATACAACATCCGCAGTTGTCCGTTGTTTGAGTTCGAATACGGACGTCCTCAGGAGTTGGCCACCGTCATCGGAATCATCGGTTACTGGACGGGGGTAACCGCCCAAAGCATCTGGAGGAACCCAGAAAAATACGTGGACCGTCACAATATAATTTGCCCCGAAAACAGGATTGAGATCATAATCCCGGAAGCGGCGGCGGACATTGAAAACGAATTTGATTTAGAATGGAGGTTGATAAATAATGATTAACAAGAAAGCAGAAAACAGAGAGTACACCGAAAAAGAGATCCGTGCCATCAATGCGGCGATCATTTTGAAAAACTTAAACGAAGCCGACACCGCTTGCTGGTATTGTTCGAGGAGCGTGGCAGGCAAAAACGGATGCCCGAAGTTTAAAACTCAGAGGGATACGCCGGTGCCTGGCAGCGTTGTTCGCTGGGGGATGACGGCAGACGGGAGGCTGGCCTATTCTGTGAAGATGTGCCCGTTGTTCAAGTTCCAGTATGGCCGCGCTTATCCTGCGAACTTTTTGCTGGAGATTCTGGCCTTCTGGGGGCAAGTTAATATCAGGACGGTCTGGAGGGATGTCCAGAAATACGTCGACATTTACAATCAAAAATGCCCGTCGTGCCCTTTGTATTTAGAAGACCCGAAGGAACCGGACGAAGAAGAATTTGATGAAGAATACGACAGCATTGTCGAAAATATATAACTAAGAAGGAGGAAACGAACATGTTTGAACTTTTGTGCAAAATTGTAGAAGAAGCAATTCTTATGGTTACGGCGGGGGCGGGTGTTTTCTGCGTCGCTATGGCGGTTGTTTTTGGGAGGATCGAGAGGCAGATTGACGCCCATCCCGAGGACAACAATAACGTCGCTCTGAGGCGAATTCACGACGTCGTTTTTGTGCTGTTGGTTATCAGCGGGGTCGCCATGATCACGTTTGGAATGCTGTGGTTCAAGGGCAAGGGGCTCTGGTATTAAGGGGTTTTGAAGAAGGGGAGTTTGAAGGCGAATTTCAAACTTCCTTTTTTCTCCTTATTCTATGCTTAATTTTCAGACAAAAGGGGGTCGGTCGACAACTTCTTCGACCGAGGGGTGTTTTGTCCCGTATTCCTTATCTTTTAGTAGTCTGCTGACCTTAAAATCGATTCTGGAATGTTTTTCTCCCTTGCATTGTGTGTGCGGAGGCGATTTTGGGGAAATTTGGGGGCGACGCGGGGGTCTGGGGGCTTTTTTGTCCCGGTGTCACAAATACTTGACAAACGGCGGCGGATATGGTATAATGGGGATGATGGAGGAGGACCGTTGTGTCCGCCGCCAAATAATATTGAACAAGAGGAGAACACGATGTTTCATGGTTCTACGTTAGGAAAAATCATCACCCTGGTAAATGTGGTCGATGAAAAGCGTCCGAGTGGTTGCACTCGTAAAAAAGCAACCTACACAATTTGCACCGGGAAAGATGGCTATGGCAAGAACAGTCACTTCTGCAACATAGATTTGGTTGCCATCGGAGGTCTGGCTTACGAAGCCGAGAAGAAGCTATCCCGAGGTGATTACGTCTATGTCACCTTTCGGGCAGAGGCAGAAGATAATGACAGACATTTCACTTTTTATGTTGAAAGCCAAAGAAGGGCAAATGTAAGTGACCCAACACCCCCCGAGAAGGAACAAGCGGGGGCTTCAGATTTCGTAGACTGGTCAGAATAAGCCGAATCATCCCATTTGTCGCTTATTATATATTCCCTTTAGGGGAATATATAATATCGCGCGCGCGTTTATAGTATACTCTCCGAGGGTTTAATATACTCCTTTCATTTCATTCGAGATATAATATTACGTTTCATTCGAATATTATTTCATAATATTCTCATTACACTATATTATATCTCTCATTACATTACGGAGAGTATATAAGATAAGATAAGATAAGATAAGAATATAATAATATTTTTTATTATTCTAGTCTAAGATCTAGAAAATATTATTATTTTAAGAATTAATAAAGAATTAATAAAGAAAGATATATATAAATATATATCCAAAGAAAGCTAATAAGAAAGCTAATAAGAATATTCTCATATATCTCTATATTCTCTATCTTATATATCTCTAACAATTACGAAGTCTTTCTATAATTACGAAGTCAATTGGATCTTCTATATAAGGAGGCGAAGCATATAAAAAGATAGAAATAGATTTAAGAAAACAGTAACGTAGTGAAGTTTTATGAACGATAGTGAATAAAACTACTGTTTTCTTGAATTATACGTAGCTCGTCCCTTTAGGGACGAGCCTCTTTACAATAGAATATCTTATATATATCTTGTTACTGAAATCAGTTAAGTAATCGACTAAGTAATCGACTAAGTATATACCCTCGGTAGAGTAGGTACAAGGAAAGGATACCTAAGGGAAACCAAAGAACTTCGGCATCCCTCTGGGAATCCACAAAGACGACCACTTCAATTTCTAACCTTCCCAAAGAACATACCCACCAATTGTCAGGGAGTCGCTACGCTTCCCTGAAACCCCACAGCTCACGTTGTTCGCCAGTCGTATGGCACGACATCGAAACGCTTCGCATTTCTCATCGTGCGTACAATTCCATCTGTGTGGTCGAGTCTTCGGAACCCATCCCCGGAGAACATCAGAGAAGATGTCTTAGGGGAACACAAGGACACAAGGGAGAGCGACCTTCTTTCCTCTTTCATCCGGCGGCGGACATTACCAGACATACAGCAGCATCAGGACACCCCTGCCTTTCCCAAAGGAAAAAAATAAATAAAAAAATTTTCCAAAAGTTGTCATAAACACTTGACATTCAGTCTCCTCTGTGATATACTAAAATTACACAACGAGATAGGACAGCGGTACCACCAACCACCCCACCATAAACCGCCGCCCTCTCGGGGTGTACGCAGATCTCACCACAGGAGGAAAGAGCCAAGTGGAATTGCTCATTAATGCTTATGACATCGACGAGAATCCGATTACCATCGAGGTATTCCCGGTTCTCCCCGAAGACGACGACTCCGACGACTTTTTGTCGCGTCTTAATTCGGCTCCAACAGAACCTACCTATGTGCCAGATATTGTCGGGACTCTTTTCTCGACACTCTAAATAGCCAACTACGGTGGCGGCCCTTAAGGATGACATTTGCCGCCGTCTTATAGAAAGACTCCGTTTTTGGACCTCCTTCAAATTATACGATTCCGCGTCAAGGGTTTTTGTTTGTTGTTTGTCCCCTGCGGAAGAGGGGGCGGGAGAACCAACTTGGCGAATTAGCCAATAATACTCCCCTCCCTACAACGAAGTTGAGCATGTTTGCATAGTATCACCTCCTTTATAATAAACCGCCCGTGCCGTCATCCTGGGGCGGTTTTATCGTTGTGAAAGAAAAACTTCTCCGAGAGAAATATCCCACAATCCCGTATTTTCAAATTCTACAGTCTAAACAAACTCAAAAAAGAAACAAATACCCCTCGGTCGACAACTTCTTCATTTGTCCTCCTTTCGTTTGATCAGCAGTCTCAGAAGACTCAAGAAAAACAAAGAAAGAAATGCCCGCCGCCCCAAAAAACACCCCCTTCCCACGAAAAAACGCCCCGCCGCGCAAATCTTACCGCATAAAAACATTCCAGAATGCCGTATTTCCCTCAGGATTTAAGAATAACATAAGAATTTCAGATGAAAACATCTCGGTCGACAACTTCTTCAACCCACCCCCCTTTGTTTCTCAGATTAAGAATAACACTAGAACCTGCAGGAAAAACGAAAAGGGGCCAAAAGAAAAATTCCAAAAACCCCACCAAATTTGTCATAAATAGTTGACAATGACCGCCGCCCTGTGGTATAATATAATCAAGAAAACAATAACAGGAGGTATTTTTACCATGTCTAAACAAAAAAAGAATTACACCGTCGATGATCTCGAGACCCTCATGAAAATCCCTTCCGACGAGCAGGAAACCACCATCAACCTCAGTCGCGCCGAAGACAAGATGTCGATCTGGACCACCGACAACACGATGGTCACCAAGCTCCGTGCTCTGATGATTAAAAACCCGAAAGACTACAAACTCGTCGGCATCTCCACCTGTAATGGTGCTCCGGCCGCCTACGAGTTCGAGGCCCCCAAAAAGTTCCTGTCTTTGAGAAGCGCAGAGAAGACACAGACTGAAGAACAACGCGCCGCTACTGCCGAGCGCATGAGAGCTGCGTGGGCTCTTCAAAAAAAAGGAGGAACCGATAATGCCGACTAATATCTCCGACTACGCAAAGTTTTTCTCTTTCTTGGATTTCCTCCAGGATCTCTCGGACGATGACTTCGATGCGGTCATAGACTTCGCAACAACCTTCCGTATGGCGGCGGATAAGGCAGGCAAAAAAGCCCCTCCCTCCCGCGACAACGACGAAGAACTCGTCTTCCCACCTCTTAAAAGGACCCCTTGGGGTTCAGGGACAAAGGTTAATTCCCGAGGCTCCGATAAACGCCTCCGCGGGATTCAGATGACCGTCGACGACTTCTTGGATTAGTGCCCCAACCCCCTCGAAAAAGAGGGGTTTTTCTTTAGTAAAAAATATACCCCCCGGGGGTATCAATATTTGGGGGCGTCGAGAAAGGGGCGCTGTTTTGAATAAATGTATATTTATTCATTTTTGTCGTTCGGGTTGGACGACGACGCTGACCTGGTTCGTCGGTTGCCTATAGAATCGGTTGGCACTATCGTCGACGAAGTCGGCCCTTGTGAAAAAATGGGCCCCTCTAAAAAATATCCCCCGCCTCAAGAAAAAATAGGGGGCCTTTGAAAAATACGGGCGACGGGTTAAAAGACGCTGTGCGCCGGTATACTACCCCCATAATGGGTTCGATTTATTCAATGGTAACCATCGAGAAAACCCAAGTAATTGTGTTTAGTTTTTAGACATATACCATTTTGCGAGGGCAAGGTCAACAACTACCCAAAACAATATTCCTATTATTTCTGCAAGCATCTATCTTCACCTCCTTTTTGTGTTATTTTGTTGTTGGGTTTAGGACTATCTATGCAGAGCGCCCCAAATTGCAATAAAGACGACAACGAATTCGATGACGATCATGAATCCTGCCACGGGCTTTCACCTCCTTTTTTCTATGATTGTCTATGACTGTTTTTTGCATTTGTTGCTGACGGGTTTGGCGAGGTATGGGCCGGTATACTACCCCCTGGAGAGCGTTTTGACTTGTTAGTCCAGGCGATGTCCAATCCTGTTTGTTGGCTACGGGGTTGTATTAAAACGATTTATTCGATGGTGACTATCGAGAAAACCCGGAGATGGGTTATATTGGATTAAGCTTATTTATGAAGTTTAAACCAAGCCCAAATCAACAGGATAACAATGCAGACCCAGTGTATCCAGCCCATGTCTCACCTCCTATTCAATAATAACCGGTTTACTTCTGACTATCCTCTTTGGGGAGAGTTTGGCGAAGTTGTAGGGAATAATAAGTTCGACGCCGTCGCCGTCTTTGATCTGATTGTTGGTCAGTTCTTTTAGAGTGGCTTTTTTGACAGCGTGGATTATGTTCCTGGCTTGCAGAACTTCTTGAAGTTTGTCTGCTTCAGAACCAAAGAATACAAACTTGAGCTTGTCTTCTCTCCCGACTTTGCTATAAGCAACGAGAGGCTGGGTGGAGACGAGTTCTTTGAACCACCCTTGGTTTTCTATTTTGCCATAGTTCCCATATTGGGCCAAGGACCAGCTTGGTTTCGTATTACCCATTGTTACACCTCCTCTTCCCAAAGCAATTCACATTGCCATTCGTTGGCTCGATCGTCTGCACAGGTGGTATACTCTGCTGCGTACATCTCCTTTGCGTACTTGATTGCCGCTCCTTTGTTTTCCGCAACAACGCTTACCCGCATTTCGGGTTGTTGATTGCATTTGATGGAAAGATCATAATCATGCCAATTCCACATATTGTTGTGCCTCCTTTATCTATAGTTTTTCAAAACAGCGTCAGCCGTAATTGCCAATGCACGTTCGGTTGATTTGTCCAACTCATTTTTCTTCTGTTGAAGTTGTTCAATGAGTTTTGGCAGAGCTTTTGCCGTATCGCCCCACAAGCGAGCGATAATCTCTCCGATTTGGTTGATTTGTTTGACAATCTCTTGACTTTGTCCGTCGACAAAGTGCCATTTGGTTATTGACACTCCGTCGATGTTTGTCTTCCACGTAATCTCCCAATGGTGGTCTGCCATTGTGGAGCGAACAGCCGTCGGAGCTGATAGTCCCACGGATGAGCTTGGGATGTAAAGCACATGATCTGCTAAACCACAGGGCCTTTCGGCGCGAACAACAAAAGCTTGTTTTTCGTTGAAATCAACCTTTATTTTCTTTTTCACATCGCCAGGAATTTCGAGACGGTCAAATTTGTTGTTCGTTGAAATACCTGATGTAAACCAACCACGATCGGTGCGGCAGATGACCCCATCCTTATCGAAAAAGGCAATGTCACAAAGCTCGTAACTTCTACCGTTGACATCGATTGAGAAGGGGTTGTAGAATGTTGCAGTTCTGTAAAGTTTCATAATATATCTCCTTTGCGCAGGATATACCGCCTGCGCTCGGTTTATTATCTTTTAATCGTCAAATGCTCCACCTGCGGTGCGTTCGTCCATTCCGCTGTTAATACAAGTAATGTAGCGTTGCATTCGCCTCTCATTTACGATTTCTTGTATTCTGTCCCACTCGGATTTTGTAACCCGGCCGAAGTGCATTTTTGTGAGCAAGGTTTCTACTTCGTCAATACGTTCCCCCAATTCTTCTTCTTTTTCTGGGTGTTCGTATTGCTCGTTCAAAAGTTTTGTTCGCATACTGTCAAGGTTGAAAAGTGCGCTTTCCGTTTGCTTAAAAGAAATTTGTTTCATAATATTTACTCCTTTGCCCGCGTTTATCCGCACGGGCGCGGTTATTCTTGATTTGATAATTCTGCAATTAAAAGGTTGTTCAACTGCCTTAACAAGTCTTGTATTTTCATAGCCAATTTTTCTTGCCCATTTGAACACCCCGAATAATAGTTTATCGGAAAGTCGGCATAAAGACTTACTTTTGCACGCGGCAAAAAATCTGCTCCGTATCTGCTTCTGTTCTGCGTCACAAGTTCTATCGCTTCGCTATTATCCATATTCCAATACGTTCCTTTCGGAAACCCGCTTACACAAGAGTCTATAAAATCGGCGAGATTTTCATAGTTGAAATACAACTTTAAACTGCGCTTTTTTACGATTTTGTCTTTGTTTTCGTTAAAAAACTCTTGAACCGTGTATTTTTTTTGAACCATTTTTAACGCGTAGTTATTTTTAGGACAGTGCATAAAATCGCACTTAACGCAATCGCATTTTGTAAAATTTATCGTTCTGCCTATATCAAACTTTTGATTTTTGGCAGGTTCTAAAACGAACTTCATTTTTAACTCCTTTCCGGCGGGACCGCCGCCGGTCGGTTTTTGTTCTTATTCGTTGACAGTAACAACATAGAACGCTGGACGGCGTCCAAGTTCGGATGTGTTACAGTTGTAATAAATGAATTCATTGACCAGGGTGTCGAAGTCTCTGCCTGATTCTTTGGAAACCGTCGAGTTCGAGAACCAAGGGCTGTTTGGATTCGCTTTACACGGCAGAACCACGATTGGTCTGCCGAGATTGTAAAGCTTACGAGCTTCGGGTTTGTTGATACGAGTATAATTGAGGGTTGAGTTTTTGAGCATTTGTTTGTCCATAAGGGCCTCCTTTAAATAAGTTCTTCGAGTTCTTCAAATTCTCTTGCAAGATTGTGCATTGTTTCTTCAAAACCAAACCAAGCGAGTAGGTTTTGATTATACTGTTCAAGAGCGAGAGGATCTTCTTTGTCCCATTTGTTGCCAAACAATTCCGAAGGGGCATAAATGCCGCATTCGTCCATCGCATCGTACAAAAGCTTGTCTATTTCTTCTCTATGTTCCTCGTAATAAGCCGTTGTTTGGCTGTAATATACGAGATGTCCTACCATACCCGATTGACAACCATGTTCGAGCAAGTCAATAACGATTTGTTTCGGGTCATCGTATTCGTCCCATTCGTTGAGAATGTAATCGATTACGTCTTTCGTTAATTCTGACGTTGTGTTGTTTCTGATTCGTTTAATGTTTTGTTTTGTGAATTTCATGATGTATTCTCCTTTTGTTATAATATTTCTTCGAGTTTCTCAATAAGAGCATCGTAAAATGCGATACTTTCTTTTGTTTGGTTGATCTCTTGTTCGAGTTCGGAGTCGCAATGTGTGTGACCTTCATACTCAATTTCGGCTTTCAGTAACTTGATACTGAGGTCGTGTCGTGCATATTTCACACAAAGTATGATGCGATATTTCTCGTTTTCGGTGAATTTGTCCATTAGTTCAGTCCTCCTTTATTTAACGATCATCTAATGATTTTGCCCGTTTGGGTGTCCCATTCAAGGCCGATGAGACTTGCAAGATATTCGGGCTCGAACCACATCATATCGTTGATGTCCGTTTCGTCGTAACCTTCGCCATTGTCGAGTGCTTCGAGCACGTCTGTGATTTGATCAAGTTCTTCAAGGGTGAACTCTTCTGCGTTGTCAACTGCGCCACTCCAGAATTCGAAGCCGCGTAAACTTTCGTCTTTGTAAATTTTCATGATTTGTTCCTCCTTATTTTTTAGTCGATTTGCTCGACTTCTGCGATTTCGAAGTTAAAGTATGCGTCCGCGTCTTCAAACGTTAGGCTATTATAAAATCCACCCATCGAATCGACCATTTCGCCTTTTTCATCGATTTCACGGCTCAATTCCTTGCCATCCATCGATTGTCTGATTACGACGGTGGGCTCGTAAAGCGCCCACTGGTAAACGTTCCCTTCGAGGAAATCGTTATAAATTTCGACTTCGCTTTCGAGCGTTTTCTTCGCTTTTGCCTTCCAATTCTCTTCGTCTTTCAAGCACGACTGCGCGAGATAGAAATCCTTTTCGACGAAAATCAATCCTACGAACGAACTGTCCCAAGCGTCGAATCGATAAGTTTGCATCGAAATTCCGCTATGATCAGTAATGTAAAGTGGTAATCCGCAAACATTGTCTTGATCGAGAATAAACCGAACCTCTTCGGCGAATGTCATTTCGTCGATTTCTTCGTCGCTCTTTCCGTACTCACGGCAGATTTCCGCGAGCTGCTCTTCGGTTTCTCTGTTGCTGTTGCAATCGCCGAGCTGATAATCACGATGACAGCAAAGCATCGTTCCGAGGTTATCCCACGAGCGCGGATCTTCTGGGAACTGGTCTCGCTCAATTACAAGACGGAGTTTTCTTCCGTCGGTGCTGGTGATGGCGAATTTATCGCCTGCGTAAAGTTTACTGGTTTTGTTAATCGTAGCCATTTTTGGGCCTCCTAAAAAATATTTTTTGCCCGTATTGCCGATAGCACAGCAGTTTTTTATTAATCTATTTGGGACTTTTCTTCCTCTTCGTCCCATTGGTCGAGGAGTGTTCGAATTTCACTAACGCCGAAATTATTTCCCAAATACATTGGGGTGTTTGGTTGAATAATCGATACGTTCATACTGTTCATCCTCGGGGACGAAGCAGATATGATACTCGCTATATGTTGCTCGGACTACTTCGTCGGCATCATCGAAAATGGTTTCAAGAAGCCAGCGAAGCTGCTCCTTATTTGCTTTTATCGACGAAGAGCCGTAGTGATGATAAGTAATCAGGGAACGTTGTTGTGAGTGGGGAAGAATATCACCGCCAATCATCCGATTACCGCGGACGCCCACATAGGGGCGCCCTGCTTTGATGTCCGCAAGAATGCGGGAGAGTTCTGTGTTTGTGTAATGTTTCATATATACCTCCTATTAATCGTACAAAAGTACGTAAATTTTGCCGAAACGGTTGATATATTCGTTAGCGAGTGGGTTGTAATCTTCGCGGGGGAGATCCCAGTTGAGTTCGTTATGCAAGTAGTCGATCATTTGCTCTTTTGTGCCCGCGAACTCACCGCCAGGCTCACCAACTATATCAAAGACTTCGATTACGTTCTTTGCTTGTTGGAGAAGAGTGACAATTTTGTCGTACTTCTTAAGACTCAACGGAAGGGGATCGATGTCGGGGATGTAAGAAAAGTATCTTCCGTCGGAGTCGTAAACCTTGATTCTGTCGGGCTCTTCGCGGAGAACTTCGTCGTAAGGCTCGATGTAAAACACACCGACTCTTCCGTTGTTAATAATTTGCCAATTCGGGTTAATAAACATTTTCTGTTCCTCCATTGTTTTATTTTATTAAACCCCCGATGATTGGTCGGGGGTTTGTAGATTGATTAAAGATTTGCGAGCTTCTTATCGAGCGCAACTTTATTGAGCTCTGCAAGATGTTCGAGCAATTCGGGTGACACCGTCAACTCGTCATCGTGAGTGTTGATTTTGCTAAGCTCTTTCTTTTCGGCATCTGTCAGTTCTTTCCCGTAGGTGTCTCTGATGATGTCGATGAGTTCACCGTAGACGTCAGCCGAGTGTGAATATCCGTAGCCGTGCGTTGCTTTGCCATAATAGACAATGATACCGTTCGTATTCACGAGAACGTTCATCTCTCTGATATAACCACGACGCGGGTGATCGATGTCGGTGACGATAAAGTACGGTTGGATGAACGCACGTTCACCTTTTTTGCTGTCGATTGTGATGAAGAAGTAATCGGGTTTGCCGTTTTTGTAAATAGAATTAAATTCCATAGTTTGTTATCTCCTTTTTATTTATTTTTGGTTATTGAACTTCATAGAACTTCGGCATTCCACCAAGTTCATAATTGTTGATTGTTTCTTCGGTTTCGTCGCTGAAATCAACCTCAACGTAATCATCCGAATCGAGGACGACTTGTCCATCACAGTAAGCATCGGTTGCTTTTTGAATTGCTTCGTATTCGTCCTCAGCGTGGACTTCAACGATTCTGTTTAAGGTCTCAGTGACCGAAACGTAAAAAGTTTTCATATTTATACCTCCTGTTATAAAGTGTCTGGATCCCATTGAACAAAGAGCAATAGGTCCGGTTCGCTCCAGCTTAACACGTCTCCTATTGCTTCGAGAATTGGACTTACAATATCTTCTTCGACATCGAAAAATGAATCGCTGTAATAACACTGGGGAATGTCTACCAGTCGTCCGGCGCCTCCTCCGTAGCAATCGAACAGCAGCTGCCTGTTGTCTTCAGCATCAAAGCCGCAGTTTCCCAGTTCTTTGATACCATACCATCCGTGTCTCCAGCCCTCGCCGTTGAGTTCTTCAACTGTAACATCATCAATATAGTCCGTAGAAGCTATAGTGAAATCAGCTACAAACCTTGTTTCCCCAGGTTTCTTTTTGCTAAAAACCTTTTGCGCAATCATGTGAGCGAACTCATTTGCGGTGCAAATGGTGAAATGTTTTTCGTTTTGCTGTGTGTTAATAATCATAAAATTTCCTTTTTCGGCTTTCTAAGCGGGAAAGTGTCCCAAGGCAGTTTGTTTGTTTATAAAATACCTTCATCTTCAAGAAACACATCGATCGAATCGAAAGTTTCTCCAACTTCGCAGTCTTCTGGAATTACATACACGAGTTCACCGGTGTACAATCTCTTGATTTCCAACGGTGCATTTGGAAGTTGAACCACAATGGCTCCGGCTTCGTCACCCCAATCACAACTTTCATAAAGCCTGTAGGTGTCGTCACCGACTTTCATTTTATCGATTTCGTACCAAGTGCCATAACGTCCTTCAATCTCATAATCAAGATTGGGGTTTTCGGTGATTTCACCATTATCTGAAATTACGACGGATTTAAATTCTTCATACTCTTTAAGAAAATACTCAGCCAACGCATCGTAATCTTCATCTTTAGAAATTGATACTGAGATATCGACTACCTCCCCGTTTGGGTAATACGGGGCGTTGATGTAGTCAAGATCGGTTCTCATGCTATCTGAAGTCCACACTTTCAGTGCGGCGTTGACGGCGTAATCCAAATCGTCAATGCCTTGAATTATGTCTTCACGAGGTTCAGATCCGTAGCCTCCCGACCAGCCGACACATACGGCGAGGTGGTCGTCCAAGATAAAAGTACAACAACCTTCTTGACGGTCGATTAACCAATCGACACTTTCTTTAAGCCATTGGCTCAATTGTTTCATTTGCGTTTGTTTGTTCATATTTGGCATAGTTTATTACCTCCTATTGCGTTTGTTTTTATATTTCCGTAAAATATTTGCCGATTGCTCTCGTATATCTTGTTATGTCCTCGGGCGGTTTGGTTTAGTTTTGTTAATAGTCGTAATAAGTATCTATAATTTCAACGCCGTCATAAGCGACTAACATCCACGATACATCCGTGTATCTTTCCGCATAGCGAACATTTAATCCGTCGTTGTCGCCTTCGAAAATGAAACCTTCGTAAACCACTTTATATCTTTCCATGTTTCACTCCTGCGGCTTACGCCTATTCGAGAACTTCGAGTTCGCGCCAATAAACAGTATAGTGTTCTGTTTTGTAATAACCGTTTTCATAGAACGAGAACGATTCCCCTTCCGGTCCGCCAATGAATTCATCACAAACGAATACGTCACCGTACTCGTCTTCTTTGAAATTCCCGTCGCTATCAAAGTATTCTGGATAGTCGTTCATTTTCGTTTCTTTGACACAAGTGTCATACAATGCCTTTGCGGCCTCTTGGCGTTCGAATGCCTTGATTGTTTGATCACTGTTGCCACTACGATCTGCGTAGTCAATGACCACTAAGTAAATACATTTTTTTGCCATAATTTTGATTCTCCTATTTATTTATTTTGCCCGTAACGTCGATAGCTCATCGTGATTGATTTAGAACTTGTATTCTTTGATCGCGTCTTTCCAGCAGCTGCTGTTGCAGCCATAGCATGATTTTATCGAATATGTTTTCGCCCCATCGGGTTCAGCACTTCGGATATACTTAATAGGGATTTCGACATCCTTCTCAAGTTGAATACCCCAGCAGCTACCACCGCCATTCCAACTATCGTAGAGAAGACATTCAACGTCTTTACTGACGACGATTGAACCGCAGTCTTTACGATCTTCGGGTTCCCAACAATACTTGTCTTCGTCTCTCTTGTTGATAATTTCTTGAAGCTCAATAAGCTTACCAAGAGACATCTTTACAGGGAAGACGAGTGACGGCAACGACACACAGCAGTTGATAAGTTCATCGAACACGGTCTCCAAGAAACCGTGACGCTCAAGACTGTCCTCGAGCGTGTTCAACGCATGTTGGAGTTGCTCTTTGGAATAGCCTTGAGTTTTTGCCAACCATACCAACGACGCGCGATCGTCGATCTCGTCTCCCTTACGGCCGTTGTAATGTGGATAGATCGCATTCAGTGTGTAGTCGTAGTTTGCATCGCCTGTGTCGATACGAATGTCGACGCACACCTCTTGTTCCAGATACTCGTCGATCGGATATTTGAAATACCACATCGATTCGAGTTCTTCACGAATCTTGTCGTCGTCCCACGATTGACGGGTGAGGGTTTCCGTAAACTCGTTAACAAGTTCCATCTCACGCTGCCACGCGGCGTCTTCCCACCAGTCGAAGCATTTTTCTTCGAGTGTCTCCATCGGATATTTTGAATCCAAAATTTCGCCGATGGTTTTGTCGTCGATGATGTCGTCATAACCACGATAAGGTTCATCGTAGTAGCACTGGGACTTTTCATCCCAAGCCCACGTGCCGTATTTCTCATCGAGAAAAGCTTTAAGTTTTTGATGTAAAATTGTTTGTTTCATGTTGAAACCTCCTTATAAATCTTCTCTTTCGGGGATACAATAACCATATCCCCAATCGTCTATCTCGCTTTCGGTCATTTGGATTTCTCCAATGAGAGTTTGATACAATTGTTCTGCACCATCGGAATTGGCTTCCACGTAGCGCAACAAACGCTTAATGAGAGAGTTCTTTGTGAAAGAATATTTCTCTTCAATTAAAGCATTGAGCGCCTCGTCGACTGTCTTGTACGAATACAACCCTTGACTCCAGGTCCCGTCGGCCCGATTGTAACCGAGACCGACGAAATAGTCATCTCCCCAAGACATATCACGCTTTGCAATGATATGTTCACGACTACCGTCGGGGATGATTGCTACGATTTCGTAGCCTTGTTTTGTTTGTTCTTTGTACATGTTCTGTACCTCCTTTAATAATTTACGGCGAGTACGCCGTCGTTCTGTTTGTCGTAATCGTCATCCAAGCAGTCAATCCACACTTGGATGTCGTCTTCAGAAAGATTCTCGATTTTCTCCCTATCAGGATAATCCCTTTCAAGAAAGTGTTCCTTGACATATTTAAGAACTCTCTCTGTCGGGGCAACTGTGCTTTTTGAAGTGACCACGCCACTCATATTGAGGCTCTCAATATACCAACGGAAGAGATATCCTTCTGTTTGGATATTTGCCCATGTCGCGATGGACTTTTTGATTTTTGAAGCGGGGCGAATATCGCCGAGAACACCTCCGCTATAATAGCCGTGTTTTGCTCCTGCGGCGAGGCACGCCGTAAAACAGCGACAAGTTTCTTCAAAGCAAGAAATGTCACCATCCTCATATTCGGGAGTTGCAACGTCTTCTGCGATGAATTCATAATCTGAATCATCAGCTCCGTCGGGAATGCCGTTTGTGAGCCAGAGGTCCATCACGCTTTCATCGTTAAGACTACGGACGACAACGTCCATAGCCTTAAGAAGTTCTACTCTTTCTGCAACGTTTTCAGGTTGCATTACGATTTCGAGTTGTTCAGGTGTAAGTTTTTTCATTGTTTTTACCTCCTTTAGTTCCAGTAAGAAGCTTGTTTAATAATGGTATCTCTATCGAGCTTTAAAACTTCGGAAATTGACATCTCCTTTTCAGCGATAAAATCGTTGATTGCGTGTGCGACTGCGTCAATGTCATAATCCATATCGGATTGGCTCATAAAGACTTTTTCTACTTTAGCGCAAAGGGCCTCATACTCTTCGTCTGTATAGTCAAAGTTGAAGATATCAGTACAGGCCGAAGCCACATCGACATTGACGATGCTAATATTGTTTTTGTTAAGAATGTTCATAATGTCTGTATATTTCATGTTGGCCTCCTTTAACCAATGTACTCGAAATAGATTTTTTCGTCGTCTTCCCCTACCATTTTGTAGGAACGGACGTCGTCTTCATCGTTATTGTCGATAAATTTGATGTTGACGTAAGTGTCTTTTTGATAATCGTCAAAAATGGACTTGTCAACGCTGATGCCATCTTTTGTTTCCTCATAGTCAAGTTCGTCGAGAACGAGATTGGTTTGCTCATCAAAATTGTGTTTCATTGTTTATTACCTCCTTTATTCAATAATGCCGTAGATGTCATCTACGTAATAACAACACACAAACGGATTGTAGATTGCTGTACAACGAACGCCTCTGTAATCGACGATAACATCATTACATCCGTTTTCGCTGATGATGGTGACTTCGGCGAATTGACCGCCGAGAGAGTGAATACGTGCTTGAATTTTTCTCATGGTTGTTACCTCCTTAAATTTCAAAATTATTTATAAACGCATTTGCTGCGTCTTGTTCTCTGATTACTCTCTCCAATTTCACCTTTAACAAGGACCAATTTTGAAGAAGGGCATATAGAGCATCTGTCTGACGTTCTTCCAAAACCATTGCAGGCCCAAACCCGTAAACGAGCCCAACATGAGCTTCTTGGGTTTTGTTCCATCCTGCACAAAAGTAGTAGAGTTCTTTTTTGATAACAAGAACGTACATTGGAGTTACCGCTCCCGTTCGTGGGCACTGGTGGGTTCCTCCAAACTCAAGACGAACATCGCCCGCAAGACGCGGGACGACGTTTTCGACGATGTAACGTTCAATTGCGAGAGCGTTTTGCTTAATTTGTTCTTTTTGTTCTTTTGTGAATGTGATGTTTTCCATATTCACACCTCCTTTAATTCAACACAATTGTGTCACTTGGTTCATCTTCGCCCACTTTGTAAACGAAGACTCTTGCTTCGCCGTCTGACGTAACGTCGAGACGGACTTCTGCTTGTCCACCTTCAGTGTTAAGGATGATTGACATCCCCTTAAAGTCACCATCTGTGAACGCCGTTGCCATTGCGAGACCTGCTGCGGTCTCTTGTAAAAGTTGATTTTTCATTTTGCTACCTCCTATTTGTTTATATTTTTACGCCACTTCGGGCATTTTGATGAAATTTCTTCCCATCCCATATTGGGTGGAAGTTGAGGTTAGAATTGCTCTGTCGCATTCAATGCCGTTTTGACGCAACCATCTTACAACAGTCGGAATTGCTTCTGGATCGTTGCCCATCCACCGGTTACCAAATCCGTGGATTTGGGATATGCGAAGCTCTGAGACCGTATCGGTTAAGACCTCTATACTCACTTCGATGGTATAGAAAGGTTTGTCCGGTTCGGACTTTTTGCGTAAGAACATGATTGTTGTGTCTCCCGTTTCATGTCTTTCTGCATAGCCTCCAACACAATGGTGGAGTTCCATGCCTTCTTTGATAATTTCGTTTTTGTCAACCGGGAGCCTTATTAAATAATCTTTATCCTCGAACTCGAGGGTTTTACGAAACTCAATTTTTACTTTATTGAGTTTTGCCCTTTGCTCGCGTTCTTTTCGATTTTGTTCTTCACGTCGTTCTCTCCAGTGGCGCAGTTGTTCGTTGTACATTGCCACGAAAATGTCATGCAGTCTGCCCAATTCTGATACGGGAACGTTTTCAAGTGGCGGCCGCGGATGGTCTAACCGGTACCACATGTATATGGTGTCACGTAAAATCCTAATATGAAGTCCTTCTTTGTTGCTTTTTATTATTTTCTTAAGCATTGCCTTTATCCAGTTTTCTAATTCTGGTACGGGCATACGGCCATGGTAGTCCATCAATTCAGAAATGGCGCCTAAGTTATTTATATAAGCATCACTTGTGTGATTATCTAATGCAGCAACATTTCCTTCTACTGCATCTCTAAAGACTTTTATCGCTCTTGTTGTCCAATACGAAGACGAACCCTGTGGTGAATTCATAATCTGAATCAATTTAGTTAATTGATATTTATTAACACCCAACCATTTGTCTGGCGTCTTTGCTTTTTTGTCAAGATTTCCCCCAAGAAACTCAAAATATTCGCCTTTATTCGAAAAGTGGCCAATTTCTCTTATTCCCCCGTATGATTTTGCTATCTTTTCTAGCATAGGGTTTGTGACCATACAAATCAACGCTCCAGTATAGGATGTTTTATCCTTTGGAAATTCCGGTTCCCTTGAGTCAATACCCCAAGAGGTTTCTTGGAGATCGGGTTTGATAAATAAATTTGCATATTTTGCAAATGCCCCTTTGGCTAAATCCTCGGGATTATAAATAAATCCTTGAGTTATCAAATTGACACCGCAAACTTTGTCAAGGTTTGGTTCTTTTGCGGCTGCGTAAGTTTTGCCATCAAAGTAAAACCTGCATGGGCGCCACCCATTTGTATCTATGATTGAAATTTGTTCGAAATTTCTCACGATAGACACACCGGCGATTCGGGCTGGGAACTCCGTAGGAGACTCTTTTAATAGAGCGTTCCCTTTCTCTATTAAAAGCTCTTTCGCTGTTTTGGTTTTCTTGGCATTCGGGTTCTTTTTTAATTTGATAAACCTTTCCAATTTATCATAATACCCCCAAATCCAAACGTCTTCGGTGTTTATTCCGCCAAACATTTCCTTGTCTATTTGATACTTTATTTTTAATGGAGTGTCCCTCAGAATTTCGTGAATCGTCCATTCGCTGACTGGACGACCCTTGTTGTCCATGACTCTTCTTGGATATTCATCAAGATCCACGAAGTACCTCCAGTTTGCCCATTCCCATTCTCGGGCCTCTTTTTCTTTAGCCCGGTTTGTTGGTATTTCAATATATGCTAATTCCACAATGTTTTCTTTTTTGTGGAATTTTAGGTATGTGAATCTTGGTGAAGAATATGCCGAATATTTTAGATATTTTGAGTCATAATTCTTCCACTCGGTGTATTTTGTCGCATCTGTTGGGGAAATCCTTTTCCCGGTGGACAGGTCATGACAAATCTGCCCATCTTTTTTGGTTGTCCAATAAATAATGAGTCTTGGAGCCCATTTTGGATCTGGTTTGGTTTCTTTTGCTACGATTGCTTTAATTTGATCTAAGAAATTTTTCATAACTTTTTCTCCTTTTCTGGCTAAGAATACTCGATTCACCATTATTGTTGTTGTTTTTTACGAGCTGATGCCGTTATGGAACACCATAAGCGCCACCCTCCAAAGAGGGCAACGGACTTGCACCGTTCACGCTATCGCGCGGGCCTTGCGGTGGTTAGCTCTCGTAATATTCGAGAGTGTCCTCAAGATAATCCACCTTTGCCCTCTCAAGCAAAAGCGATTTGGTAAGGGCGTTCTTTTTGCCCTTGGTGGCCTTAAGTTCGTCCTCGGTGAGAGACGAGATAACTGTCGCTTGCGGAGTGAGTAAGACACCTTTCTTATAATCGATGTAAGTTTCGGTGTCGATGCCACTTTCCGAAGATGCGACAATTTCGTCGACATTGTAGCCTTTGGTGAGAAGCATGAAACACGAAGCCATCATGTGTTTGGCTTTGTCGCTGTCGCCGGCGCAAACATCAATACAAATCTGTGCAAAGTGCACAGCGGCTTGTTTGTCGGCCTCACCATTGTAATAGAACTTTTCTTTGCTTCCATCAGGAAACTCGATTTCTTCAATGCCGAGGTTGATGTTTTGATCCGCTTTCATTTCTTCGAGTGCGTTGATGATGGTTTTGTTTGCTTCAGTTTTGTTAAGTTTAATAGACATATTAAGTCCTCCTTTAATTTTAATAATTTTGTTTTTTGATTGCATATTCCAAAGTGTCTTTGAAATATTTGTCGACGTGGCAACGCACGTCTTTGCTCTTAGGCTTCGTCGTCCCATGAGGGCGATTTTCACCTTTGTTTTTGATCTTTGTTTTTGTTATTTTTACATATGGCATTTTATTTACCTCCTTTGCCATATTTTTTATTTATTTTCTCAATCGCCTTTAATATGGCGTTGAGCTTCTTTTCGGCCAGATACGCGTTCGTACCCAACGAAATATTTATATTGAATTCTTTGTCAACATATGACATATCATCATAGTTGCGATAAAAGAATTCAATATTTTCTTTAAGTTCTTCGTCGCTTATTGCGGAATTGACGAACAGGATCTTAATCCCGTCGCCTTCCCCGACAAGCGAGTCTTTCATGACCAAAACTTGATCATAAACATTGTTGCCAACCGAGTGAACTCGGTCTTTTCTGTTAATTATAAAAGTGCTCATAAGTTTACCTCCTTTAGAGCGTCTTCGAATTTCATTGGAAGTTCGTTGTTGTAGAATTTGTTTGAGTTTTCTACAATTGCTTGGATAAGCTTCCAGACCTTGTCTGCCTGGAACTTATCCTTTGTGATCTCGATTTCTTGCCATTTATAACGCCCTCCAAGAACAGGGCCAAGCCTAGGTACGGCTTTACTTATTAAGCAAACGTACATAGGTGTAATGGCGTCCGTTTGAGTAATGGACACTTTTGCTTTTGCTTCTTTGAAGTAAAGAAGCGCCTGCGATTCGTCACAGTAACTCAACGGGTGCGTCCCGATGACTACTTTTACGTCCGCTGGCTTGTTGTTTTTGATGTGTTCTATTAATTTGTCGAACATTATACCATCCTCCTTTAATCATTCGAATACGAGCAGATTCCCCACTCGCAAGAGCGGGTTGTGCACCCTTCGCAGGGGTCTTGTTGTTGTTCGAACAATTCGTCGATTGTCCCCTGTTTATAATCGTTCATATTAGACCTCCTTGTTAATCGATCGTGTCGACCGTTACTTTTGTGCTTATATTGATGCCCAGTTGATGAATCAGCGACATCGCAAGATCGTCACCGAGTTCGAAGACGTCGATTTTTTTCGGCGTTGATAGTGCCATCGTTGTGATGGTGACACCGTCGTTGTTACTAAAAATGAAACTGTAGTGTTTTATATTTTTCATTTTGTTATTTCTCCTCTCTCTTTTTTGTAGGCGTCTAATTTTTGTTCGACGCGGTTGAAATCTATTACGGGGTCGCCAAAGTCATAGTAGGATTCAACAATCCCTTCTTTGCCGATTTCGTACTCATCGATTTCATAACCATATTCATCGACCGATACGTCGAAGCCCAAAGGGGATATTTGCACTGTCTCAAATGATTTTGCCAAATCACTGAGGTCGAGATAAAATTTGTTTCTCTCTGTTTCGGAGAGAGTTGAACAAAATACTTGTTTCATTTTCTTGAAAAGATATAAATCTTCTTCGAGAAGATTGCGGTGGTGTTTAATCCACTCAGTTGCTTGCTCTTTGTCGTCAAAGATGCAGTAAGCGAGATTTTGGTTATTTTCTCCGTCAAAATAATCAATTTTCGAAATATAAACTTTTTTCATTATCTTACACCTCCATTAGCGGTAACACCACCCCAGGTATAAACTAGGGGGAAGAGTTTTTCGTTTGCAAATAATAATGCAAACGCCAACTCGTTGTCGCCTGCATAAATTGCTTTAATGACCTTAACAACGATCATTTGTTCGTTGTGGGTGAGGTCGAGGTTACGAGCCTCTTTTGCAATTTGATTGATTGTAGTTTTAACTACATTTTTCATAACGGTTTCTCCTTTCCCTGCCATGGGACCCCTAGCAATAATAAAGTTTTTCGGGGATGATGTCGTTATGCACACCATGAGCGCCGCGTATTTCTACGCATCGGGCTTGCACCGATCACCCCCGAGGGGACGGGCCTTGCGGTGACCTGCATTTAGTTTAAAGAAAAGGTATCTCTACCTCTTCTTCGGCTTCTTCGTCTGTATATAATAAATATATACAGTTTAAGCCTCCATTATTTTCTCCGTATTCTACGGAGGTATTCTGGGAATTAAATATTTTCCCAGCGGCTTTTACAAGCCCTTTTGTGTTGCCTTTCTGGGCAACGTATTTTTTACAAAAATCGATGAATTCGTCACCGATTTTTTCGTAAGGCTTTTCCTCGAAAAACCTTTCTTTAGCCCTTTCTCGGGCTTCTTTTTCAAGGAGCTCCGCTTCTCGCCAGCGGGCTCTTTTTTCTTCTTCGAGGCGTCTTTCTTCCTCGATTTCTTCTGGGGTTTTTATATCTCCATTTGTTTTAAACTGAGGGTTGTCCCCGTTTAAAATAAATTTGTATTGATATTCTGTTCCCTCAGGGAGGAGAATATCGTTTAACTCGTCTGACAATATAACATCGCCAGATTTATTATATCCCTTTATGAAAGGGACATGTTCTTTTATAAACCTTTTCAGGTTTTCTTGGGAAATAATTCCCAGTGGGACGAGGTCCCAAGGGTCCCCCCAAGCGAGCATGTCCTCTGGACATTCATTGATATAAATTTTGATATTTTTCATATTTTTCTCCTTTGCCCACCCTTTCGGGGTATATGAACGGGCTTTTTTATTTGGGCGCTCTTCAGGCACGAGTCTCGCCCACCTCGTGCGACGCCTCACGGCGTTTCGAACTGAGACTAATCGTCCCAGTTACTGTCTTCTTCCTCTCTCTCGATGTAGTGGTCGAGCGATTTAGAAAGAATATTGTCATTGTTATAACGATAACCGTCGGCACGACGACGATTATCGTCAATATAGTCTTCCAAAGGCATTCCTGCCTCTGGACCCCACGGGTATACCGTGAGGTATTTTTGCTTTTTGCCGCGAGTGGCGTAGAACAAACGCTCAATGAGAGCCAACTCATCGGCGCTGTTATGGTCGACCGTGACCACTTCTTTTGTTACTAAGTAGTAACAAAATTCAAGGGAGCGGCCTCCCATTGCCATCGGGAGTTCGTATTTCTTTTTGAGCATTAATTGACCTTGAATGTCGACATATGTCGACAAATGAATATCATAAGAGAGCAAAAGTTCTCTATCGGTTTCTATGGAGAAGCCGTAAAACGCATCTTTGTCGGATGCGCCGATTGTTTTAAGGAGTTTGTAAAACTCCTTTTGAGAGAACAACTTATCTCCCTTGATGAGACCATAGTAGCCTTGCCCAAAACCCTTGTTATGGGTTTTAAAGTTTTGACAAACGGCGTTGCCGTTGGTCAGGTTTTTCATTTTTACCTGAGTGATTTCAGGTTGAAAGCCATAACGGGGAAGCCCGTTGAACTCAAAGTCGATAATAATTTTTTGTTTTTTCATAGTGTTTCTCCTTTCCTGGCTAGGGAACCCGATTCGCCATTGTTTAGTTTTTGTTTTACGGGTTGCCGCACTATGAAGCAGCTTCTCCATCTGCATTACTCGCGGGCTTTGGACCGCCGTCGGCTGCATTAAGAGAGCAGTTTAACGTCTTACTCAGGACGTGAAGTTTAGAAAGTGTAGTAAACGTTACCGCACTTCAAATCTCGTTCAATTTCTTCTGCGATTCTATCGCAACGTTCATATACGACCGCTGCGTAGTCTGCATTGTCTTCAACTTCGATGTTGAGGGTGTTGAGGAGTTTGTTGTTCTTTTGCGCGTAAAATTTAACTTGAAGGCTTAACATAAGTTTATCCTTTTCCCTTTTCCCTGGGAGCTAGGAGTTATTGGGCTCTTAAGGAGTCGAACCTCTTAAGCTCATAATCCCCACAGTGCCAGAACCGTCTGACAGGAACCTGTGGGGGGATGTGTTAATCGAGCTCTATGTGAATGAACTCTATCCATGCACAAGGGCCGATTTGTATTGAGGTGTCGTCGTAGCGTGCTTTAATTCCTTTGATGGAATTAAGTACTTGGGCGACACCCCAAGTTGAAACCTGGAAGTAGGCTTCTCTGCCGCCTACTTCCTTCGCTATTTTTTCGACTTCAAATTCGGCGTATAAGCTTTTCTTAGTGCCCGTTTTTCTGAAATTGGCACGCACTTCTGCGACGATTATGTCAGCGACGGTTTCATTGATATTTGCTGTGTTTGCTCTGTTTTCTTGCAACTTCATTTATGTTGCCTCCTTATATTTTGGTCGTTTTTGGGAGTCGAACCCGTTGACGCCATATGTCAAAGGAAGAACATCGAGGACTTGGACCTCGTGATTGAGCAAACTTTGTTTGTGCTGATGGTTTCGGCTCATGCCTTCATCAGGCCACGGACTCTTACCGTGACGACCATCTTCCCTTGTCCCTGGGAGCTAGGAGCGATATTGGTTGAGGGCATTTTATCGCTTGTCCCGCTAGTAGCGGGTTTGCACTATAAAGTGCAAACCGTAATTTTTACGCTCGAGTGTCCGCTCGAACGTAAAAAGACGCAGAATTCTTCTGCATCTTTTCGTTTTGTAAACAATCGAGGATATACCTCAAAAGTTTTACCAAACTTGAAATAGGAAATTGCATAAAATTTCATTTTTGTTTCCTCTTTTTTTTATTTGTTTATTTATAAATGATTTATTAAAATCACTTATAAATTATAACTTCTATAAAGTCTAATTTACACTTTTTTGAAGTTAAATTTCATTCAAATAGAACATTGTGGACAAAAATTTCCATAAACCCATTTTTCAGCCCATCCCCCAACATCGCACAAAAACTCTTACCCCTTCGATAGCCTCCACGTAATCCCCCAATGAAAAAAGCGCCGACATCCATAGTCAGCGCCCGTAAAAAAAAGAGGAGCCAGGCACTCCTCTTCTTATATTACCAAATAAAAAAGCTATCCAAAAAGTCAGCCAACGTAGGCAGCGAGCTCTTTCCATTATAACTCATATGAAACGAGCCGTAATCCTTGACAAACTCTTTCATAAGCCTATTGGCTTCCATCTCAGTCTCTCGAGCCTTCTTAAAGGCTTCAACGACAGCCTTCGACCTCGCCTCACGTTCGTTCTTAAGCGTCAGCTGTTTCTCTTCTTCGGCTTTCTTTTTTGCGGCCAAAGCCTCCTCAGCCTTTTCGCACTCTTCTTTCGTGTCGTAAATCTTATTTACCAATTCGCTATAATATTTCATTTACAAACTCCTTTGGACGTTCCTTATCTTCGCCCGTGATTGTATTTCTCGTCGTTCTCTGCTTGACGGGATTAATTATTTTGAGTGTCTGCCTGGTGAGACACCTTTCGTTGGTGATACTGAATGAACTCCCTGAAGTCGGGAAGCTTTTTTCTTTGAAGTTCTTGCTGGGCTTGTAAGCGTCGTTTCTCGCAGAACTCGGCGGTATCCTTTGCCTGTTGTTCGTCTCTAACCCATCCTCTGATGGCAGCCGTAGTCGTCCAAGTTATTGGCCTGAGGACGTACTCTGGGTAAGTCCCGTTGTGGTCATCGAAATCCCAAACCAGTGGAACGGGCTTTTTGTTGATCTTTTTATATCTTCCAGAAAACGGGAACTCGAGGACGCCGTAACGCGCCCAACAAGCTATAAGATAGATCTTTGGCAGCTTGGCGAGCTTGTCTTTGTTTTTCTTCGTATTTTTTAATCTTTTTCTAAGTATTAACATTTTACTGTCTCCTAAAACCACCATTGGTCGATATTTTCCGCTAAAGATTTGAAGGCTTCTTTGCGGGCCTCGTCAAGCTCTTGTGTAAATTTCCTTACTCTTTCTTCGCGCATATCGTCTATTTGTTTTTTCGTGAAATTCTCCGGGAAATAATCACACGGAAGAGAGGGCCAACCTGACACAAATACTTGGTGATATTTGTTGAAGGCATCGGTCGCCTTCTGGATAGAATCTTGAATTGATTTCACGCTTTCCAACAAGCAAGACTGCTCGTTTTTGAAAAGTGGATTCTCTGCGGAAAAGAATAGAGAAAAATATTCGAGAGCCGGTTCGATGGTATCTTGAAGAGTAGTACCGTCGTAGGGGCTTACGTTTTTTGCTGCCAACAAATATTTTTTACGAGCCTTTTTGAGGCGCTTGTTGAACCCGTATTTACTCAGCATCTATAATATCTCCTCTTTGGTTGAAAGTAAGTCCGTCGCCTTTGGGAAAGTTTATGTCCCCACCAGACGAGATTGTTGTATTTGTATATGGATTTGTATATTGTCCAGATGGTGGTGTCAGATTATCCTTGTTTGTCCATTCAGCGTACAAAGGCTGAGCTCCTGTTCCCACTGTCGTTATCCAATCGTTTTCTTTTCTACTGCAAAACGGGCAGCAGGATTGATGTGGGGCGAGGATAGCTCCGCACTTCGGGCATTCCCAACCTTGTTGAATCCACTTTGGTGCAGGGATGTTGCAAGCGGTTGACTTCGGGTCGGTTACTGTGCTCTTATTGTCTGCGGGCATAGCGTTAGCTGTACTATCTGCTGTCCCACGAAGCTTCACAATAGCCTCTCTGCACTTTGGGCAAATATAACTTCTGCTGTCGAATTTGAATTCTTCGCCGCAAATCTCACATTCTGTCATTGGTGAACATATTGACGGCACTGCATTGATTGTATTGTAGCCGTCGCCCGTTGCGTTCGTAGTTGTAACACCAACACCAGGGTCAGGTTCGCCTACTTTTTGGATATATCCCGAAGTCGCGTATCCAGTTTGATAAGTTTCACGTCCAATTTGATTTTCAAAAGATATGATGTCGCCGTGTTCGGTGTTACCCTTTTCGCCGCAGTTCGGGCAAGTCCACTCGTAGCAGGGCGGATTTGATGTTAAAATTTTATATAGGTCCACTTTAACTATTGCACCGCATTTAGGGCATCTTATTGGTTCGGTCTGTTTGTACATTTTTATTTTCTCCTTTTTTCGTTGATTTTATAACCAAACTTACGCAAGCCACTTGTTTTACGTAGTGTTTTGTGTAAATAATATTGTATCTAATATTCTTACTTTATTTATATTATACCTTATAAAAGAAAAAATGTCAACTCCTTATGACAATTATTTGTAATTTTCTTTGTGAAAAAATTTTTTATTTTTTTTTTTTTTTGAAAAAATAGCACTAACCGCTTGACTTTTAGTTTTTCTTGGTATATAATATTGGGTGGGTGGAGGGAGAATGGTTATCTTATGAAATAATAATAATAATAATAATAATAATAATAATAATAATAATAATAATATAGAT